GATGATACTGAACCGCGTATGCCAGATTATCCCAATGACGGATGCAGCCATCAAGAACCTCGACAGATATGAGCCATGGACACGTTGATTGAGGCCATAAAGCAGTTTGTTTCTATCGGCAACGGCTACGGCAACGGCAACGGCTACGGCAACGGCAACGGCTACGGCAACGGCGACGGCTACGGCTACGGCTACGGCTACGGCAACGGCTACGGCAACGGCTACGGCGACGGCAACGGCGACGGCGACGGCAACGGCAACGGCTACGGCTACGGCAACGGCAACGGCTACGGCGACGGCAACGGCTACGGCGACGGCGACGGCAACGGCAACGGCGGCGGCGACGGCGACGGCATAAAAGAGTTCGACGGAGATAAGCTGTACATCATCGACAGAGTGCCGACGGCCATAAAGAGCGTACACGGCAATGTGGCTAAGGGGTACACCGTCCGTCGCAACAGTATCAAGGTACCATGTTACGTTGCCAAGGTCGGCAACTGGTTCGGCCACGGCGAGACGGCGCATGAAGCACTACAGGCCGCAACGGACAAGGCATTGGCCAACGAGCCGATAGAGAAGCGTATCGAGAGGCTGACGGCCGAATATCCCGACGAGGATGTGCCGATAGAAAACAGCAGGCTGTTTGTCATCCACAACCGGCTGACGGGCAGCTGCGAGTTCGGACGAAGAGAGTTTGCCAAGACGCACGACATCGACGTGGAGAACGGACAGATGACGATGCGCGAGTTTATCAACCTTACTAAAGCAGCCTACGGCCACGATGCGATTGAGGCATTGGCCAAGGCATACAGAATCGAGACATGAAAAAGATAATCCACAAGCCCTCACGCCTCAACAGAGAGGCAGACGACAAGGAACGCGAAGAACGCGAGCAGTCCGATGGGAAGCTGTACATCATCACCATCATAGGCCTCAGCATCCTTGCAGCGGTCATCCTGACCATCGCGTTCAAGCATTGAGTGTTGCCCACGCCACGGTGAGGTCGCGATGAATGGTAACGTCATCGAGCAATGTAACAGTCCACGACCCACCGGCACGGAGCGGAGAAAACAGCGACGAGTGAAGAAGGCCCGAGGCGTAAGAACGAACCTTACAGCCACCTCGAAACATCGCAACCCATCGGGATGACAAGATGGGTACTAAAATTTGGCCTGCGATGGGCTGCAAGGGGGAAGTGAATAGGGCCGACCGACAAGTCCGATGAAACTGACCGCGTGGATGCCATCGGCCGTGAACGCCGTAAAAGCCTGGTACGGCCTCACCGTGGCAAAGTGGAACAAAAAGAATCAAAGTCTAACCTAAAACAACAAACATCAAAAATCATGAAAACGAAAGAAACCGACCTCATGTACATCGCCCTCGGCTTCCAGAACGGCCGAGGCACGAAGATGGCGCACGCCTTGAAAGATGAGCTGCGCAAGTATGACCACCACGTCATCGCGGCCGACCAGAAGAACAAGCTGCTGGAGGAACTGAAAGCAGTCCAGTCGCGGCTGTCGCTCGAACACAGTATGTGGAGGCCATGCAAGATTGAACTGAAAGGAGCTAACGGCAATAACCTGTGGCTGTATCTTGACGACGACTGCGTCGCGACGGTCGTCAAGGTGCGCGGCGAACTGGTTGACTGATATGACACGCGAAAACGAACATTATGAAGAAGATAACACTGCTATACATAGACCTATTCTGTGGCGCGGGCGGCACCAGCAGCGGCGTGGAGTATGCCCGCGTGGACGGCAGGAAGTGTGCCAAGGTGGTGGCCTGTGTCAATCACGACAAGAATGCCATCCTCTCGCACCAGGCCAACCATCCGCACACGCTCCACTTTACCGAGGACATCCGCACACTGGAACTGTCGCCGATGGTGGAGCACCTGCGGAAGATGAAGGAACGATACCCCGAGGCCCGCGTAGTGCTGTGGGCAAGCCTCGAATGTACCAACTTCTCCAAGGCGAAGGGCGGTCAGCCCCGTGACGCCGACAGCCGCACGCTGGCAGAACACCTGTTCCGATACATCGAGGCAGTCAACCCCGACTACATACAGATAGAGAACGTGGAGGAGTTCATGTGCTGGGGTGATCTCGACGGCAACGGCAAGCCCGTGAGCCGTGACAAGGGACGATGCTACGTCCGCTGGGTGAAAACCGTCATGGGCTACGGATACGACTACGACTGGCGCATCCTGAACGCCGCTGACTACGGGGCCTACACTTCGCGCCGCCGGTTCTTCGGACAGTTCGCCCGCAAGGGACTGCCCATCGTGTTCCCGCTACAGACGCATGCCAAGCGTTCAGAAGTTGATTCCGTCCTCGACACTCTCTTCCCCGACCAGTACAAACCGTGGAACGCGGTGCGCGACGTGCTCGACCTGCAGGACGAGGGCACGAGCATCTTCGGCAAGAAGAAGACGCTGTGCGAGAAGACGCTGGAGCGCATCTACGCCGGACTCGTCAAGTTCGTAGCAGGAGGAAAGAAGCAGCACGAGGCATGGATTCTGAAGTATAACTCAATGAACCAGCAGCACCACCATAACGCGCCGTCGATAGACGAACCGTGTCCAACGGTGGCCGTGCAGACCCGGCTGGGCATCGTGAAGGTCAACTTCCTGTCGAAGCAGTTCAGCGGCGACCCCATGGGGAAGAACCAGGGCATTGACCGTCCTGCAGGCACCGTCACCTGCAAGGACCACCACGCCTTCGTGACCGCCTACTTCGGCAACGGCTACAACACCAGCATCAACGAGCCGAACCCGACCGTCACCACCAAGGAGCGCCATGCGCTGGTGAGCGCCGACGGTATCGACCTCGACAAGCCCATGCCCGACGTGCCGCTGGACCAGGTGAGGGTGATGACGCGGCAGTTTATCGCTAACGAGTACAGCGGCGGCGGTCAGATATCGGATCTTGACGATGTGTGTCCCGCCATCCTCACTACGCCGAACCAGAAAGTTGTCTCTGCAGACCAGTTCCTGATGAACCCGCAGTATCAGTGCGAGGGCAGCAGCATAGAGAAGCCATGCTTCACGCTCATTGCTCGCATGGACAAGATGCCGCCGTACCTCGTAACCACCGAGCACGGTGACCTGGGCATCGCCATCTACGAGACCGACAGCCCGATGACGCGCAAGGTGAAGGAGTTCATGGCCATGTACGGCATCATTGACGTGAAGATGCGCATGCTGAACATCCGCGAGCTGAAGCGCATCATGGGCTTCCCCACCGACTACGTTCTCGTAGGCACACAGGCCGAGCAGAAGAAGTATATCGGCAATGCCGTGGAGGTGAACATGAGCCGCGTGCTCTGCGAGGCTCTGGCACGGAAACTTGAAAGTATCTCAAACAAATAGCAAATGAAACATCTCAGACACCCCCTCCGCCACGTCCCGCCCTATGTGTGGGGCTGGCTTGGAGTATTGGCCATGATGGCCGCCATCATCGTATTCTTCAACACTGTAGAATGAACAGCTATGGAAGAACCGAGAAATCGTAAGGAGTGGCGCACAAGGTGCAAGTATTACGTGCCGTGCGTTGGCCAATGCGCCCGCGTCACACCTCCCAACGCACGGAAGGCCAAGGCCGACAACATCGTCCAGGACTGGAAGTGCAAGGGACAATGCCAACGGATGCGGTTATACGACCAAGTTACCTACGGCAAGGAAGTCAAATTTGAAATCGAGTAACTTAAACCCAAACAACAATGAGAATAATCAAGTTCAGAGGCAAGAGCCTCGCAACAGGAGAATGGCTATATGGCAGCCATTTCAACGATGGCGCGGAGGATTATATCTTGCCAAACTTGCCGAGCGGAGCCATTGACTACGAGATGTATCAGGTTGACCAAAATACGGTCGGCCAATTCACAGGTCTGCGGGACAAAAACGGCAAGGAAATCTACGAAGGCGACATTATCAAATATTTCATGGACACTGACTTCGATGATATGATGCCAATTGATTACGACGAATACACGTCAGTAATCCATAGTACTGATGGTATTAACGAAATGGTAACAGATGATGGTTTCTCAATCTTGGGAATAGCATCACAATCACATAGGCCAATTATCATCGGCAACATCTACGACAATCCAGAACTTATAAAACAATAAACGACTATGAACAAGATTAAGACAGCCATCATCCACTGGCTTGGTGGAGTGACAATCGAGGAGGCAACCAACAACATCGCCGCGTGCCAGATTGAGTCAATCAAGACGGCGTTCAGAGCCTTCCGCGAGAAAATCCGTGAGTATAACGGCTTGCCTGCCGACGAGTGGTGCAAGCGAGTTTGGGATTTGGCCGAGAAATTGGCCGACGCAGAAGTAACCGTAGAGCATGCCGACGACGATGAGAATACTTGATCTACCGCTCAAAGCGAAGTGGTACGATATGCAAGAGTCTGGCGAAAAGCCAGAGGAATACCGAGAGGTTACTCCGTATTGGTGTAATCGACTATTAGGCGAGTGTCCATTTGGAGCAGACATCTATTGGAAGCCAGTATTGGACAAAACATTTGAAGTTATAAAAGAAAATGGCGAAAGGATGCCACAGACTTTCAATCTCAACCACCTTCTTGTTTGGCAATATGGAGTGAGAGATTACACTCATGTCTGTCTCCGCTACGGCTACACCAAGCGAACATTTACGCACAAGATAGACAGCATCACTATCGGACGTGGGAACCCTGCATGGGGCGCACCGACGGATAGAGACGTGTTTATCATCAAACACCATAAAGAATAAGACTATGGAACGCCTAACCATCCTACTATTTGCCGCCCTGCTTCTGACCTCATGCCGCGTTCGGCGGCACGTCGAGACAATCACGCACCGCGACACTACACACGTAGTTCTTGCAGACAGCGTGAGGTATGAAGTAAAGACAAACATCCGCGACACGGCGCACGTAGTGCAGACCGAGACCGAGAAGGTGCGCGTGGTCGAATACTACGACCCAGAGACGGGCAAGTTGAGGCAGCGCGTCACCGAGAGTGAGCGAGAGCTGCAATCCATCCTCGACCAGATGCGCAGCCTGCAAGCCCACATCGACAGCATCGAGACGCACCGCAACGATTCATTGGCCGCAAAGACCGATGAAGTGACGGAGAAGGAAACGGAGGTTGAAAATTCGTGGGTGGCCAGGCTCTCCTTGGTATTCTGGGTTGTACTCTTGGGCGTCGCTATGAGCCTATGGAAAAGGATTGTACGATAGTAAAAAAGAACAATATGACACTCTACATTTCAACGCCCGTGAACGGACGGACAGATACAGATGACTTCGCCGAGAAGCTGAGGCGAGCAAAGAGTCGCGTGGAAGAGCTGACGCGCTTCGCCCGACAGAGTAAACACATGGCACTGTATGACAGAATCATCAGCACGTTCGACCTGAACCCGACGGGAACCGAGAGCGAAAGCGAGGCGATGGGACGCTGCATACAGGCGGTGATTGAGGCGGATGCCGTGCTGATGGACTGGGACGCAGTACAAGGACAATCAAGGGGCTGCCACCTGGAACTGACGGCAGCACGACTGTACGGCAAGCCCGTCTATGCACCGAACGGAAGCCTGAAAGTGTAAGCGGCGAAATAAGACCTATGGACAAGGCTTATTCGGCCTACGACCAAAAACAAAACCGAACTAAAACAAGCAAGAAGATGATCAAGGGAACACACAACACGATGAGCTACCTGCCGGTCAAGGATTGGTGGATGAAGCCGCTGCGACGATGGGGGCAGTGCCAGGACAAGGACCTGTGGAAACAATGGAAGAGCGGAGTCAGATATTACGACTTCCGCATCAGGATAGACTGCGATGGAGAGGCCCGGCTAGGTCACGGCTGGCTCACCTACAGGAGTGACAGACCGGAGAGATATGTGAGGGACGTGCTGCAATGGGCACAGATGGACGACGCATCGGCCTATATACGCATCCTGCTGGAGGACGAGGCGACCGAAGAGAAGACGGACGCCTTCAGACAATGGCTGGAAGAAAGTGGGCTGGCCAAGTCGCTTATGGCAGCAACGGCCTACGGGGTGGAATATGTCATCGGCCAAAAGAGACCGTTCCTGCTGTATTTCCACTCGCTCAACGCGGGGCAGACAGAAGGGACGTTCAGTCCCGGATTCACCGAGGCGGCCAAGCATTATGACCGATGGTGGCACTTTGCCCTCCCGCCGTCGAGGTGGCTGTGGGAGCAGGAACGCCTTGTGGAAGCCCTCGGACAGACAGGCTACACCGGCATCGTAGCCATGGACTACGCGTAAGGACGGAATCAATAATAAGGGGCGGGGGTGCGGCCAATGTCCTATCTTCGCCCTGCACTTGACAACATTTTTCAGAAAGATACAACCATGCGAAGAATATTCACCATCATCGCAGAACCGGCAGAGAGCCAGGTGACACTGAGTGAGCCACTGGTAAGACACATGATGCGCCACAACCGGCACGGCAGGGAATCGCTGAGGGTCGTCCCCATACAGCGGGACGGACTATACGGACTGGATGTCAACCCTCCCTACAGCGTGCTGTCACGCGAGGTGCAGGAGACTATGTCCGAGGTTCAATGGAACGACAAGACAGCGACGAGCGGCCTTCAGCTTGAAGACCCGACAATCATCGGCGTGCTGACTAGATATGGCATGGAATGGGACGAACATCGTCCCCTCACGCTGAGGGTCGAGGCAAGACGCACGCGCGGGCGATGGATCTACTGGATACTGCCCGACCATGACGATGTGGACCAATGGTACAGATGGGACTGCTGGCAGCGGTGCACAGAGCGGCTGCAACGATGGAGACTGATCTGATGTAACAACCGACAAAAGGAACTACAGATATGCGCAACCAACAGAGAATGAAGCTGCAATATGGCGGCATCGGGACAGACGGAGACGGACTGATGGCCGCCGACGGCGAACTGGCAGCCTGCCTGGGTCTGGAGACGATAGCCGGAGGCAGCAAGGCAACATCCCTGCGTCACGCACCGGAGGCGCTGTCACTGATGCCAGATGACGAGGTGACACAATGGCGGGCACTGCGCCTGCACCGCATGACAGGGCGGCAGGTGCTGCTGCTACGCAGGGACTTCACCATCGACAATGTGGAGCGGAAGAGATACAGCTATCTGGAGGTGACGCAGGGCTATCCGGCCGAGCTTGACGGCGAGGACCTGAGCGGAAGCCACGACATCGCCGGTCTGTATGGCGTGGATGTGGTGCAGGTGTCGTATGTCGGCAACACCCTTATCTGCCGTGCGGCAGACGGCGAACTGCATTATCTGGTCTGGAAAGATGCGGCCTACAAATATCTAGGCACACAGATACCCGACCTGAAGATTACCTTCGGCCTACAACAGACACTGACGCGGTTCTACACGAACCACGAGACGCTCCTACAGACAAACATCAAGGATGCGGAAGACGAAGCGGAGGACTACCTATCGAAGGAGGACTTCTATCCCACACAGCTTTGGTCACAACTGAAACTGGGCTATGTGAGCCCCAGCCACTTCACTATCCCTGAAGACAAGCGTGCGGATGTGACCGAGACCATCATGGCCAAGGTGAACAAGGCGGTAGCCGAATGCCACGCCAAGGGATTCTTCGCACAACCTTTTCTTGTGAGATATGCCATCAGGATGTATGACGGGACGGAGACGATGCACAGCGTGCCTGTGCTGATGCCAGTGGCGATGCCAACGATGGGTGTGGCAATGCCGCACGCTGTCGTGGAATACGTGGAGGAGCCGAGCCCCGCGAAATTTGGCTGGTACGTGCGGCTTGTGCGCGCTGCATTGGACATGGCGGCCGACGCCACGCAGAAGACAGCCCTGGAAGAATGGAGCGACATCGTAAAGGGAATCACCATCGGCGTAAGTGCCCCGATATATACCTACGACCCCGCCGGGATGGTCAAGGACGTGGCGGGCTATCCGTACGGGTCGAAGGAATGGTCACAGGCACAGGCCGACAGCAGCCGCCCGTTCTGCCTGATGCCGGAATACCGTTCCATCAAGACCATAGGCCGACCCCTGCTGCACCTGTTTGACGACGATGCCTATCCCGTCAGGATGCTTGAGCTCCCCTTCTCGAACACACGCAGGTATGCCCTGGGCAACACGGCCGAGGTGAGCGCACCAGAGGACAACTACGGCAGGCGCACCTACTTTGTCGAAGCAGGGACGGTGGGGAGCCTCGACGGAACGGACGACATCGTGAAAAACGGCCACGCCCACAGCCTGAAACAGTATGAGACCCTTGTGGTCAACAGCAGTGACCGCGGGAACGCGCCCATCCTGCTGAACTACCAGGGACAGCGGATAGAGACCGCATGGCCCGCTGCGGACATAGAGATCCGCAGGACAGAAAGCTGCATCAGCCTGCGTTATCTGCATTCAGGCCAGAGCGGAGACATCACAGTCGCATACGCGAACACAGCGCAGGGCGCGCCCCAATACGGACACCTGTCTATACTGCGGAATCCGGCATCGACACCAGACCACGCGACAAGGGAGGATGACATTTCATTCGACAGCGAAGTCGTCAGCATGACGAACGGAGCCACGCGCGCCTGCATAGATTATCCCAAAACCGTCATTACACCGCCTACACTGAGCCAAACGGAACTGAACGACAGGATACGGGAGACGAGCCGGTTCTACACATTGGCCAAGATAGACCTTGAGGACATCCCGACGGAACGGACCATCGTACGGCCCAAGAGCGGAGTATTGGACGACATTGCAGCACAGGTACAGATGCAGGACGAATACCACACGCACGACCAACTGAAGGCCGAGGGCATGTATATCTACAACGGACGGATGAACCTGTGGGGCGTAAGGCGCAGGCTGTGGCAGGCATTCCGGCCGGAGACGATGGTGCCGCACCAAGGCCTCTCCACTTTCGCACACAGATACGTACGCATGACATTCCAGCTGGAGAGAGACGGGCAGACCCTGACGCTCAGGACGGCCACGGGCTCTTTCCGGGTGCGCACTGAATCGCCACTACAGCCGGCCCTGCCCCTCTCCCTGACGGGCTATATCTATTACCCGGAGGAGCACGTCAAGAAGCTGTGGATAGAGACCAGCAGCGAACCGCTGTTCGGCACAGCCTTCACCTCTGTCCTGGCACTGGACATGGAACAGCACACGGGGCTGAACGGCAGTGTCTCGAAGGGGAATCTGGAAGACGCACTCACCGCCGCATCATGGCTGCCGGCCGGATCTGTTGACATCCCCGCCCCCGACGCTACAGCCGAGATTGCAGAACCGGCGAAGCTGTTTACGAGCGATGCCATGAACCCGTGGGTCTTCGAGCCGAAGAACATCAACACCGTAGGCCAAGGCCGGATAATGGGACTGGCAGTGGCGGCCAAGAGCATCAGCGCAGGCACACAGGCCGGACTCTATCCCATGTACTGCATGAGCGAGAGCGGCGTGTGGATCATGCAGCCGAACGGCACGGGCGGCTGGGCGAGCCAGAAAGCCGTGATGGGCGATGTAGTGACCGTACCGCAGGCTGTCGTGGAACTGGATGGCGCAGTGATGATGCCGACAGCACGCGGAATCCTGCTGCTACAGGGAGAGGACAGCACGTGCGTGATAGACACGGCGGCGGCAGCAGAGCCGCTGCTGATGGGCGACCTGCCCGGCCTGAACCGCGCGCTGGAGCTGCCACGGTTTGCCGCCCATCTGTCAGGCATAGACGTGGCCGGAGAGGTGATGGTGGACGTGGCCGCCTACATGCGGAGCGACAGGCTACGGGCCACCTATGACTACCGAAACCAGCGTGTCGTATGGTGGCGCACTGACAAGAACGTGTCGCTTGTCTATGACCTTGTAAACCGGCAGTTGATGACGCAGCCGTGGCACGTGACAGGCAATGTGTCGAGTGTGGCCGACTGTCTCGTCATGATGGCCGACGGCGACGGGAGGAACCGACTGGTGGACCTGTCGGCCAGCCACCACACGATCATAGGTTCAACCTCGGCACCGATGAACCTGCCGAACATCGGAGTGATGGTTACACGACCGCTGAAGGGAATCGAAATAGGGCTGCGGGACGTAAGGAAGCAGCTGGACGTGGTATGGCACCAGGGACGGTTCGGGCGCGGCTCGCTGAACCTCCTGCTGTGGGGCACACAGGATTACCACACGTGGCATCTGATTGGGCAGGCGGCCAATGCCACGGGGCTGTACGGCCATCACGGAGCCCACTGGATGGCCTTTGTCCTGGCAGTGATTGTTACAGACATGCCGACGGCCGACCACATCGACGCGGTTGACCTGACCATGACACCACGGCTTGCGGGCAAGAGTAGCGCGATGGTGGGCTACAGGGAAGAATAGAAGTTGTGTTTTTGTGTTAAAAGGAAAGTTGATAACGTTTGATGTTTTTTCGAAATTTACCACGATGTCCTGGATCGGGAGAAAAATTTCATATGCGTATCGTAATTTTCGTTATGTCAATTATTATTACACAAAAAAATGGGTTAGTTATTTAAGGTTAGATTTGAGCCTGGCCGATGCAGTTGCGAAACTCCATCGGCCATCTTCTTTCCCAATCAGCACCGAAAGGGTTTCTAAAGTAGATGAAAGTAGAAACCGGGACGACCGATGAGAACCAAGAATAAAGGGCCGGAGCGGGGAGGAAGACTTACCTTTGCAGCACACCGTCGGCGCGAGCGGCGCGCGGCGGAGAGAAGCGTCCGAATGGCACTTCCCTACCCGATTATTCCACAACCTCATAAATCACAGACATGGCAATTCCATCATCCCCCTACAACTACGGCAACAGCGAAACACACTGGACAGTGAAACGCAGCGAACAGCAGGTGCCCACGGGCAACGACCACGCGATGCGTGAACACTTCCAGAAGATCAAGGAAATCACAAAGGACGACATCAACTGGAAGATGACGGAGGATCAGTTCGTCAAGGCGATGCGTGTACCGAAATACCGCAAGAAGACCTACGACACGCTGAAGGAACTGGGCAAATGGAAGGATGGCTTTACGGAGAAGGACTTCCACCGCATGATGGGCTTCGAACCCGACTGGGTCAAGGTTGAGGAGGGCAGCGAGACCGGCCTTCTTCCTGCCGTGAAGGACGGCGGGGAGGCGCTGGAGCGCGCCGAGCAGTTCCGACAGGAGCTGCGCCCCGTGGCTGCGCCCGGCTATGACCCGATGACGGCAGAGCAGAAGCATTGGCCGAAACCCGAACCGCCCTATGCCACGGCAGCACCGCTGACGGAGGATGAGGCAGAGCGCATCGGCGTCGAGATACGCAGCCACTACCCCACCGACGGAGGAAACCGCAGGGAGACGATGGAGGAGATTGCCCGCCGCGCCGAGAATCTGGGCAGGGAGACGGCCGACTTCCAGCGCACGACAGAGGAGCAATGGAATGCCGTGGCCGATGCCGCCCGGGAGGGCCGCGCCGTGGGAGCAGAAAGCAGCCGGCGGCAGAAGGAACGAGAGCTGGCCACGCGTATGCAGCAGGCAGCCGCAGTGGACTATGTCTGGAACAAGTTCATCCAGCCGAAGACAGAAGATGACAAGCCAATAATCGACAATAGTCTCACCTACGGAACGGACGGATGGGCGCTGGACAGCGAGTTAAAACGGATAAGGCAGGAGGTGGCCAATGCCGATGCCCTGAGCGCCTATGCGCGACTGACGCACGGCGTGGACTACAGACAGCTGGATGAAGGACAGCGCGATGCACTGAAAGACGAGCTGGAGGGAGTCATGGCTGGCCGGATGCTGGAGCGTCTAGTGGATTCCGGAGCACCAAGGAGCGTGTGGGAATACTATATGCGCAAGACGAAGAACAACCTGAGTATGGAGCGCGTCCAGGACTTCATCACAAACCTCTTCGGCACGGACGGAGAGAAGGCCATGCGAGATATAGAGCGGGGTGCACTGATGAAGTACGAGACAGACCAGCGCGACAACTCTTGGGTGGGACTGGCTGGCGGTGCAGCCGCTGGCACGGCCCTGTTTGCCGACCTTGCCGTAATGGGCACTGCCATGGAGGCGGGCGCGATGACCCGAGGTCTGGGTCTTGCCGCCCGTGGCGGGCTTCGGCCGATGTCGACGATGATGGCACCCGGCACGCGCGGCACGATGATGGCGATGCGCGACGCAATACTGGAGAGCACCTTCGGACGGGCTACGGTCCAGGCGGCCGCCTGTCTGGGGCACGGATATATGACATTCGGACGGCTGGGAGCAATCAACACGTCACTGGGAATGCTTGCCGACCCGAACCTCAAGAACCGATACGGCCGTCTGACGGGCTGGGGATGGCTGGAGGAGCTGGGCAGCGATGCCGTGCGCGTGGCCGATGCCTACCACCGCGAGGGTGTGGTGGGCGCGCAGTTCGCTGGTCTGGGCTCATTTACGGGCGGAGTAGCGAGCATGGCCGGACGCAAGGCCTACGCAAGGGCGACGGCCAACGGCTTGAGTCGTGGAGAGGCATTGGCCAAGGCCGAGAAATGGAGCGGCGGCGTGCGGCTGGGAGCCGGACTTCCGGCCGAGGGAGCCTTCTTCACCATACGCGAGGCAGCGGACTGGAACGAGCAGCACCCGGACGACCCGATAGGCATCACGGACTATGACCGCTGGGGTGCGATGGCCGTACACCAGGCAGGTCTGTTGGGTGCACTGAAGCTGCTGGGGTGGGGACAGGCCCGCGGCATTGAGGGTGCGCGCTACGAGCAGACGTTGGGCGAATATGCACTGCGTTCGGGCGAACTGCTTTCACGGCAGGGTCTGGACTTCACACGAGACGACTGGGATGCACTTCAGGAGGCTGGAATCGGCTCATTCAGCAAGGTGGACAAGTCCCTGCTGAAGTCCCTGCTGAAGCGTGACGGACAATACGGGACGGTCTATCGCCGGATGATGCGGGAGCACCGCCTTCCGGCCACGACACTCTACAAGCTGCGCTTGGTAATGGAACGGGAGGCTACCTATATGGGATTCACGACCGACAAGGAGGGGCGTGTGGTGGCCTCGTTCAGTCCGATGGACTTTGTGCATGACGTACAGCTGTCATACGCTGTGGGCGGAGACGGCGGCTACACCGTAGAAGCCATCGGCACACGTGGCGAGGTTATGGAGCGTCGCAGATTCTCTGAACGCAGGAAGGCTGACGAATACCGCAACCGGCTGCTGAACCTGATGGCGCAGAACAAGGCGCGCACGGTGGAAACTGCGCTGGGCATATCAAGGGAGACCCTTGGGGATGCCTTGCGCCGTTATGCGGAGCGGTATGGCATGGGACTGCAAGATGCGGAGGAACTGTATAATGACTGGCTGGACAACCGTGAGGATGCGACACCGCAAGCGCAACAGATGGCCGAGGAGGTGCGCCGCTACATGTGGCGCGATGTCTCGCAGGCACGCGGTATGGTCATCGACCGCCTGCGCCGTGAGGTACAGCAGGCTACGGGCATCGACGTGAACGAGGCGATGAACAAGTCCTGGGACACAGTAAGCGAGGAGGAACGCAAGGCCATCGGCCAATATGAGAAGTCACTAATGGAGGCTCACCGTATGGCAACGAGCGACCCGGACATCAAGTGGATTGAGGACAATATGGACGACGAGACGGGCAGCATCCGCTATGGAGAGACGCGCGACGGACGGCGTGTGACCGTACGCGGTCGCGGTGACATGGTGGCACTGACCGACGAGACGGGCCAGACGTGGCTCGACGCGGCCAAGAACGTGACCATGGCCGAGGAGATTCCCGTCGAGGAATATATGGCACGGCTGCGCGCGGCCCGCCAAGGTGGAAAGGCCGAGGATGGAGCATTGGCCGAAAAGCCAAACCAACAAGGGGAAGTAACCGGCCAAGAAACCGGCCAAGAAACCGGCCGAGAAAATGCCGAAAATCAGCGAGTACGCGTGTTTGACGCCCGCAGCGGCCAAGAAAACGGCCAAGAAACCGGCCGAGAAAATGCCGAAAATCAGCGAGTACGCGTGTTTGACGCCCGCAGCGGCCAAGAAAACGGCCAAGAAAACGGCCAAGAAAATGCCGAAAATCAGCGAGTACGCGTGTTTGACGCCCGCAGCGGCCAAGAAAACGGCCAAGAAAACGGCCAAGAAAATGCCGAAAATCAGCGAGTACGCGTGTTTGACGCCCGCAGCGGCGAGGAAATGGAGGGCGAAATGCTCGGCATGGGCAATGAGGTGGGCACACGCCGCGTAGCCCTGGATGACGGCCGCGTGATGGACGTGCCTGCCGAAGACGTGACCGCCATCGAGGAGCAGCCCAAGGAAAACAAGGAAAAACCGGCACGCAGCGGCAATGAGGCCGCGACGGCCACGGCTGACAATGTTTCCGCACCCGATGAACCGATGCCGATGCGGGGTGGCAAGCCAGACTGGGCTGCCGCGACACCGCAGCGGGCATGGAAATACATCTACAATGAGACGGGGCTGGAAGTGGCCGAGGCAGACCAGTTTGTAGCCAACAAGCGGGATGAGGCAGCCAAGGCATTGGCCAACGCCCAGAAACGCGCCCCGAAGATAGGGACGGACATCGAGCAGTACCGCCAGCAGAAGGCGGCATGGGAGCGGCAGACAGCAGATCTGGCGCGTACCGTCAGATTCTGGGACGACGTTACCGACGAGCAGCGCGAGGTTGTGGCCCATGAATATGCCACACGCCGCGAGGCTGAGGCCGCAGAGGATGCCCGCCGCTCAGAGCGGGCAGAAGGTGGTGCCCACAAGGCAGGGCAGACCATCACCGACCGATGGAACGAGGCCAGGAAGGTGTATGGCGCGGAGGACGAAATCACGCTGGCCGACGGCGAGACGATACGCGGACGCTACGTCCTACACGAGGCCGGAGCCGCCACGCCTAGCCACAATCCCGACACATGGGAGCCGTCGGACGGATTCCCGGTCGATGAAAACGGCGACAACGTGAACACGCGTAACTACTACCGCGACATGGATGCACGGCGCGAGACGCAGCAGCAGGCCGACGACTACGACGGCCGCGCATGGAAGAACGTCCCCGTGGTCGATGGCGAGAGCGGTGTGACGGTGAGCGGCAACGGCCGTACGATCGCGGGAATGATAGCCGCACGCCAAGGCACTGACGGCAAGTATCTGGAACATGGCCGACGCTACGGCAGTGCCTACGGATTCACACCCGACGACATGGCGCAGTTCGAGCATCCACGTGTATCGTTCGTCCCAGACACGCAGCTTCCACTCACGCCCGAGACGTTCGACAAGTTCAACCGCGACGACAAGAAGACGCAGAGCAAGACCGAGAGCAGCGTCAAGATGGGCAAGGTTGTGGCCGATGCCCCCTTCCGCCGTATCCTGGCCATCATCGACAAGTTTGATTCGTTGGCCGACTTCTATGCCAACGACGAGGCGACACACAAGGCAATCGGTGAACTTGTAGAGGCTGGAGTAATCGGCAGGACGGAACTCGCCTCCATCTTCGACGGCGACGGATTGGGAACGACAGGCCGCGAACTGCTTGAGAATGTCCTTCTGGGCAAGGCGTTTGAGAGACGCCCTGACGCACTGCGCCAGCTTACGGAATACAAGTCACTTCGCGCCAGCATCATACAGAGCCTTTCGGCAATCGTGCGCAACCTCGCCCTTGATGGCGGTTTCAGCGTGGAAACAGAGTTGAGCAATGCCATCGCGCTTGTCTATGAAGCCCGCAAGGACGGCGGCTACAAGGCTGGAGAGAAGGTTAGCGGCTACGCAAGGCAGCTCAACCTCTTCGGCGGCGATACGGTGGCCGACCCTGCCGACATGCTCACGCTCCTTTTGGCCGACCTCATAAACGACGGCCGCACGACACTTCTGCGCCGTGCATTGGACGGCTACAACCGAAGTGCGGAACTGGCAGCATCGGGACAGATGGACATGTTCACCGGCGAAGTGCCGAGCCGAGAGGAGACAATCACCGACGTATTAAAACTTTTGAACTATGACACAAAACAGGCAGACCGGGCAGCAACCAAGCCCGAAGGAAAAGCAGTGGCAAAGGCTTCTGATGATGGCCGAGGCAGTGAAGGAGGCCGAGCCGGACGAGGAAATGGGAACTCCGAAAATGATGGAGGATTGGAAAATGCCGACTTGGTAGAAGGGGCTTATTCCCTAAGCGGCAAGAGAGCAAAGAATGGCGAAAAGTTCTATCAGGATGATAAAGGCAGTATTGATCTTGCAGATATTCCGCAGGAAGTATTTGATAAGATAGGCAAGGCCAAAGCTCCTATTCGTCTTACTCCGTCCATGCTGGTTCACTTGATGGAATCGCACGGAAAGGAAACAAAGATTGATAATGAGCAGGAAGCCATTGAGTTCATTCTGGATATTATGCGGAATTTCGACCATGTGCGCGAAGGTCGAGATGGCGCAATCATATTCTCTATTGAGAATGACAGGAAAAGGACTGGAAAAAGAGCAATCTCCATCTTGCTTAGTTCACAAGACGGAGATTTCTATGGTGTCGTTTCTTCCGGTTATGAAGGAATACAGCGACTTGAAAAAAAACGGTTGCTTTGGGACGGGGGCGCGAAAGAAAACCCGACTTCGGATACCGCATCCGAAACTGTTACTACCCGTGATGCCCTACAAGGCGGCGAGCAAAGTGGCGGCGCATCAGACCAAAACGTAGAATCGTCTTCACGCGGCAAAGGTACGGAAAATAACGGCATCGGCCAAGAAAAAGGAGCAAAAAATGCTGTTCCGGCCAATAACAGCACGCAAACCGCCGCTGTGGATGCCAAAATCAAGGAGGAAAGGGACAAGGTGGAGACCTCTCCTACCGATGGCCAGAAGCAGGCAGGCAACTACCGCAAGGGTCATGTCAAGATTGATGGCTATGATGTCACCATCGAGAACCCTGCCGGCTCTAAGCGTAGCGGAGTGGATGGCGACGGCAAGCCATGGGAAGTGACCATGAACAATGACTATGGCTATATCCGTGGCACGGAGGGCGTGGATGGCGACCATATCGACGTGTTCCTGTCGGGCAACATGGAGGGATGGAACGGCACTGTCTATGTCATCGACCAGGTGAAGCCAGACGGCACTTTCGACGAGCACAAGGTCATGTACGGCTTCAACTCGGAGAAGGATGCCCGCGATGCCTACCTATCCAACTATAGTGAAGGATGGAAGGGCCTTGGCAACATCACCGCCGTGAGCCGTGAGGAGTTCAAGAACTGGGTGAACAGTAGCCACCGCAAGACCAAGCCATTTGCCGAATACAAGAACGTGCAGAAGGCACAAGGTGGAGAGACCGACTCTCCTGCCAACACCATGGACTACATGGCCAGCCGTGCCTTGAAGAAGCAGATGGAACAGAAGGAGAGCGAACTGCGCCGCCTCATGCACAACCTCGGACTTAGCAACGTGGAGAACTTCCATGTCATCTACGACCCGAATGAACTGCCAGCGGAGGAAAAGGAAGCGTCGTTGGCCATACAGAATGATGATACGGATGTCGTCGAGGGTTGGTACAATCCAAAGACGGGACAAGTCTATATCTACTATCCTAACATACGCAACGTGGAGCGTGCGCGTCAGGTCATCCTGCACGAACTCGTGGCACACAAGGGCGTGAAGGATCTGCTGGGTCGTGAACATTTCAACGACTTCTGCCGTAGCATCTACAAGTCACTGTCTCCTGCTGAACGTGACCGCTGGGAGCGTTATGTCCTGGAGACTGCACCTGGACTGGAGGGCGATGCCCTGTACCGTGCTGCCGCCGACGAGTATATGGCACACTTGGCAGAGCAAGGTGTTGAGCAAGGCACATGGAGCAAGATTGTATCCATTGCCCGAGAGTTCCTCCGTTCACTCCCTGGCTTCGAGGACCTGGAGTTGACCGACGATGAGATACGCCACATGCTCCAGCGGAGCTATGACCGTTTGCGTAAGCAGAGCGAAGGATTGAGCAATGGAGAAGTTGCCAAAGATGATGCTTCCAATACACGTTTCTCAAAACTGGATGAAGAGTTCAACAAGAAACTTGAAACGCTGACCGAAGAGAACAAGGACAAAGTAATCTTTGACCTTGGCCGTCCATCATCTATATTGCTGAGGGCAGGTGTACAAGATATGCCAATGAAACTTTATGGGAACAAGATAATCAAAAAACTGAATAAACATGGTTTTGTATTATCAGACTTGCGCAATCTTCCTTCTGCAATGGAAGACCCTATTGCAGTTTTCGACAATAAGGCGAACAAAAAGGAGCGTTCTGTTTTAACGGAACTTCATACGGAGCAGGGAAATGTTCTTGCAGCTGTTACTATAGGAAAGGGGATGGATATAAATGTAAACATTATCCGTACCGTATTCGGCAAAGGAGAAGAAAACCTTAACGATTGGCTTAGACGAGGACTTGCCACATATATAAATGAGAAAAAGACCCTTGATTTCTTGCACCACTCCGACCTACTGCCGGAAGCCCTCAAGAATCAAGAATCTTCTTCTGATGCTGCAAAGGTAAGTGAAATTGGTGAATTGAACAAACTTTTAGGCGAAAAGCTGTATATCCGCACCCAAAATTTCAAAGATTGGTTCGGAGATTGGGAAAATGACACCCAAAAATCTTCAAAAGTAGTTGATGAAAACGGGGAGCCACTTGTCGTCTATCATGGCACAAACAATACTCAGGAAAAACGAGTATGGAATGAAAAGCACAAGTGGTATGATACAGAGCATAGCAAGTTCGATGTATTCAAACGAGACGTAGATGGATTGCATAACAATGGCCATTTCTTTGTATCCGATGCAGACAATGCAGAAGGATATGGCAATGAAGTATATCCTGTATTCCTGAATATGCGCAAGCCATTGGAGATAGATTGCAATGGCAGCAACTATGCCTCCATTACTCACAATGGCAAGACAATGGACACTTACGACTGGGCAGAGTATGCTGAAAAGAATGGATATGATGGAGTCATATTCAAGAATGTCGTGGATGGTGTCGATTATAATGCTATGCAAAAGCCTGTCAATGAATATGTAGTATTTGACTCAAAACAGATTAAGAGTGCGACTGAGAACAATGGCAACTTTGACAAGAACGACCCTGACATACGTTTCTCCAGGAACAATCGCGAAGAGGAAATCTTCGTGAGCAATGCTTCGCGTGCTGTTGAGGGCATTAAGCAAGAGAAGGCTACTCCTGAACAATGGTTGAAGATGATCGAGAACGGAGGTGGTCTGAAAGCAGCTGAGGACAAGTGGATTGGTCTCTCCGATTGGTTGAAGGCTCAGGACAAGAAATCTTTGACCAAGCAAGATGTTATGGACTATATCCGCGAGAACGCCATCCAGATTGAGGAAGTTGGATATTCAGAGAAGCCAAGCGTAGATAACACGGAAATTGGCAAAGAGTTCATGGAGCTGAGGGCGAAGTATGCACAAGAGGACAATATGCAGAATCATGTACACGAATATGCAAAACGTGCTTTTGACAAGATGCAAAATAAATATGGGGATGATTTCAAGACTGCCTTCTATCTCAACTTCCGGAATCGTCTGGATATAAATGACGAGGATGCTGCAAGTTATTTCTTTGACCTATCTAACAATACAATCAACGAAACCCGTCTAAGATATACTACAGAGGGCCTCAAAAATAAGAGAGAGATTGCACTTGTTGTGCCTACCATTGAGCCATGGAACAGTGCGGATAACATACACTTCGGCGATGCCGGAGAAGGACGTGCTGTGGCTTGGGTTCGATTTGGTGAGACATCTATCAATGAAGGTGCAGAAAATAAGAATAGCACCTGGGACGCATATCGTAGATATTCTGAGGAACTGCGTGAGAAACATGGGCTGTCTGTATTGGCTACCGATGAAGAAGTGTTGGAGCAAGTTACCGCAGAAGAACGTGCAGAGTTGCTCAGGCTTCGCGAATCGTATGACCAAGCAAAAGGACAATATGACGGTTCAAAACAGCGTGTTCTTGTCATTGACGAAATACAGAGCAAGCGTCACCAAGAAGGACGCGAGAAAGGGTATCGCATGGAAATCACAGACGCTCAACGTCGTGCTTACGAAGAAGCAAAGGATGCACATCGTGATGCAACGAGAGCATTCTCTACGTTCCGTAAAGAACTGACTGAAAAGTATGGTGATGTTCGGAAATACATAAAGGCAGAAGATTTGTTTGCGGAAGGTGATAAGGGCACTGAAAGATGGATGGCCAATTTCACCGAAAAGGAACGTGCCGAGTATAACCGTCTGCAAAATGAAATGCGTTCCGCCAGCGAAGCCGTAAGGAACATGGAACAAGAGATGCACACGAACGATTTTGACAGACGCATCCCCGATGCTCCATTCGAGAAGAACTGGCACGAGCTTGCCATGAAGCGTATGCTGCGTCTTGCTGCTGAGGAAGGCTACGACAAGATTGCCTGGACGACGGGAGAGCAGCAGGCAGAAAGATATAACCTGTCCGATAAAGTAGATGAGATAAAAGTCGCAGATGATTACGACAATACATTTACCGTAATCGGTATAAAGGATGGCAAAAAAATCGTAGAAAAGGATGCAGAAGGTGAAAATGGTATTGCTGAACTGATTGGAAAGGATTTGGCGAGAAAGGCCTATTCTAATTTAAAAGAAGGAAAGGAAGACTACCTTAACAAAGAAGGAACTGTCTCATTTGTTGGCAAGGACCTGGTTATCGGTGGCGAAGGCATGAAGGGTTTCTACGACAAGATGCTCCCATCGTTCATGAACAAGTATGGCAAGAAGTGGGGCGTGAAAGTAGGTGAGGTCACTCTGCCAGAAGTGGAAGAGGCTGGCCGCACCATGTGGTCCGTAGATGTTACTCCAGAGATGAAAGAAAGCGTCATGGAGGGACAGGTCATGTTCAGTCATGCACCTTCCATCTTCACACGTCCTGGCGAAGAAACCGAGAGACAGAAGGAGAGCTACGAAGAAGGACTTGCCTCTGCAAGACGAGCTGGCTATACCAAACAGCAGTACGACAAGTTCCGCGAGAGGGCAGTCAGCCATGCCCGTGCAAGAATAGCAGATTTTGTCGATGAACTTGGGTTGACAAAAGATATTGAAATCTTTGAATCGAACGAAGGATTGGACGGAGAGAAAGCCAAGGCAAAAGGTTGGTTCGACCCAGAGACAGGGAAGATTGGCATCGTGCTCGAAAACCACCATAGTTTGGACGATGCCCTCAAGACTATACTCCACGAAGGCGTAGGTCACTATGGCTTGCGCAAGATGTTTGGTGACTCTTTCGACAAGTTCCTGGACGTATGCTACAATTCTGCTAACGAAGATATCCGCAAGCGCATTGACGACATTGCTAACGAACGTGCCAAGGATAATCGAGGAGCAACCGAAGAATATCTTGCATCCGTAGCCGAGGAATTGGATATCTACAAGGCCAAAAATCCATGGACGTTGGAATGGTGGAACAACGTCAAGAAATGGTTCGTTGATATGTTGCGCGAGGCCATTCACGGCAAAGTCTTTGACCTGTATTTTGATGAGATAAGTGACGACGATCTGCGCTATATGCTTTGGGCAAGTTATGCCCGACTATCTGGTGCAGAAAGACTAAGGAAGAAAGCAGAACTTGGTCTCGACAAGCCTAAAGAAAAAGTGTCCGCAAGCGGATGGCTTAGAAGCGAGCCAAGACTGGATGCCGAAAGCAAAGTGGCTCAGGAAGAAGCCTCAACCCGATTCTCCAGAGTGACCGACAAGAAGAATCTGGAAGAACTTGACAAGGGCAAGACCATCAAGGTGTACCGAGCCATGCAGTTGCAGGACGGCAAGCTCTACCCGCCGATGTCTGGCATGGTGGACGGCAAATGGCAGGATGCGCAGGAAGTGGGCGAATGGTATCAGTCGGACGAGCGACCCGACCTGTTGGACAAGAAAGGCAAGTTTGTGCTGAAGAAGAACCCACAAGACAGCGGTATGCCGGTGGCCTACAATCCGTATTGGCACACTTCGCGATTCCCGCTCAACGACCAGTTTGCATCGGCCTGGAACCGTCCCGAGCTTGTGACCGTCGAGGTGGAAATCCCCGAAAGCGAACTGACAAGCGGCTACAAGGCCGAGGGCGCAAAGAATGCCGTCGGCGAAACCACTTGGAAGGCAGGCCCCGTGGCCGACAAACTGTATGGCACGGAGGACGAGCGCAAGGTTATCCTTTCGCGCTACAACCGCCTTGTGCGCATCGTGCCGGATAGCGAGGTGGCTGCATCGGCTGCAAAGATTTTGAAGAAGCACGGATTGGACGTGCCGTTCAACGTCGTCACCCCATCCCTACGCGATGAACTCGTCAAGCAGGGCGTGACCATCAGCGAGCCGACACGTCACGGCTCGGGCGTGAAGTCCATTCCGGCCTACGAGGAATGGATGGGTGGCGCGCGATTTAGCCGTATTAAACCTGTCAACGACAAGTTCAATGCAGATTTGGACAAGCTGACGGAGGACAATGCGGACAGCGTTATCCTGTCGCTCGGTGAGCCGTCGGCCGTATTGAAGAGGGCTGGCGTGGTTGACAAGCCGATGAAACTGTATGGAAACAAGGTCATCAAGAAGATGAAGAAGCACGGCTTTGCATTGGCCGACCTCCACGACCTGCCTATGGCCGTGGCCGACCCGATCGCCGTGTTCAACAACTACGGGAAGGAGGGCAACCGTTCTATCCTTACGGAGCTGCATGTGAACAACGGAAATGTGCTTGTGGCTGTAGAAATGGGTAAAGACGGCGATGTTGATTTCAACATCATCACGTCGGTATTCGGCAAGGGCAATGAGAATTTGACCGACTGGCTGCGTCGCGGCTTGGCGACCTATATAAACGAGCAGAAGGTGAAAAACTTTCTGTCCCATCAATCCGCACCAATCGCGGCAACAGCAGCAAAGTCTTCACCTTCTGACGCTGCAAAGATAGATGAAATCGGCGAACTGAACAAACTTTTGGGCGAAAAACTGTATATCCGCACCCAAAATTTCAAGGATTGGTTCGGAGATTGGGAAAATGACCCCGAAAATTCATCAAAAGTTGTCGATGAAAACGGCGAACCGATGGTTGTCTATCATGGGACTAACTCGGACTTCACAATTTTTGATCCCGAAAAGTCGTCCGGGATGATGATGTTTACAAGCAGCGAACCATTGGCTGACAAATTTGCAAAGCACAGCAGTACTGACGGAACGGTAATGCCATGTTTCCTGAACATGAAGAATCCGAAAGTGATAGACATGGACGGCTACGACTGGAAGGGCGACGGCATTGGCGATAACGAAGGCAAGTCTGTCAACAAAGGCCGTAAAACGAACTTCACTTATCTTGAAGCAAGAGCAGCGCAGCGCAATGGCCATGATGGGCTTATACTTCGCAACGTGGCTGACAACGGAGTAATATCTGACCATTACATTGTATTCTCCCCAAATCAAATCAAGTCGGCCACATCGAACAACGGCGATTTCAGCGCGGCGAACAACGACATCCGCTACTCCCGCCGTCCGCCATTCGCTCCGTTCAGTGACGAGGAACGTGCCGAGCGGGAACGGGAGCGCAGAGACTACGACGGCAGAATCGGGCGTATCGCCACATGGCGGGAGATGAAGGATATTGCGGCCGATGTCGCCTATGATCCGAACCTCACGACCGAAGAAAAGGCAGCCGTCGTGGCCAAGGCACAGCAGCGGTGGAACGAAGTGAGCCGCGGGGAGCACGTGACGGACATCAAGGCCGAAGCAGAACGCCAACAGGAGGAGATGCGGCGACGCGAAGCGGACGCACTGTCACAGGAGGCGGACGCACTGTACCGCGCGGCCAACGGCATACGGCTGGGCAGCACTCCGGAAGACCTGATTACACAGGTACACAATTTCGTGGCCGAGCGGCTGAATGCCGCCACGGGTACGGGACTTGGCGCGCGCGGCATCAAGGCTCTGCTGGAACAGATTGACGAGTCGCGCACATCGAAAGACCTGCTGGACTCACTGAACCAGATCCGGGCGACGCTGAACAAGGCCGAGCTGAAGACGGTGATGGAAGACCTGCTGCACACATTGGCCACAAAGACCCAAAGCCAGACTCGGCAGGGACTGGCCACGGGCGTACAGGTGGATGCCTTCACCCACCAGCTGATGGAGGACATACGCGGCAGCTTCAAGCAGCTGGTGGCCAGCGGGCTGGATGAAGAGATTGCAGCCGTGGGACGCCAGCTGAGAGACCTGAACAAGCAGTATGGCTACAGGACGGCCGAGGATGGCATCAAGGCACGTGACGCAGAATTCATGGCAGCACGCGAGGAACTGATGCAGCGCAAGGCCAAGTTACAGGAGCAGAAGAGCGACATCGGCCAGCAGAAGGCCGTAGAGAGCTACGATGCGCTGGAGGCACGTTTCGGCACAATACTGGACGAGATGAACCAATACCGCGAGCGCGGCGAGGAAATTCCGGAGAGCCTGGTGCAGGAGCGTATCGCCCTGCCCGTACGCAAGCGGCTGGCCGAACTGAGGGCGCAGATGGGCGAGCTGGAGAGCACCGAATCCGAGCGAGATGACATCCTGACACGACAGATGAAGGGCACGCGCGGAAATGAACGCAGGGAACTGCAGGCCAAGGCCGACGCACTGCGCGACGAGATGGTACGGATGCAGCGCAGGGCGGTATTGCTGAGCCGCGAGATAGACAACTCGCTGCACGACATTCTGGGCGAAGGTCGGGAACGCCGGTCGGAGCTGGTACGCCGACAGATTGAGGAGGAGAACCGGCTGGTGGTAACAGCCATCCGTGCCGTCAAGAAGAACCCCGTAGAGCAGCGCAACCAGCCACATGGAGCTGCAGATCACGCGGACGGCCACGCCTGGACACCCGCAGAGCGGATGACAGCGACATTGGCCGAGACGATGAAGCGGTGGGGACGTTCGGCCAAGAAGATGCTGGATATCTACAACGCACCGATATGGTCGTTCGACTTCCTCGTGAAATACATAGACGAGAACCATCATATAGGCGAAGGTCCGCTCTACAGGATGCTGATGACCGGCAAGGACGGCGCCGTGGAGGCTCACGACCGATATGCTGAGGGTCTGGCCGAGTACGGCCGTGCGATAGACACGAAGGCACAGGAACTGTTCGGCAAGGACTTCGAGCACCTGCTGGAGGAGAGCCGCGAGCGGACATACGAGACCCTCACGCTGACCAAGCACGATGCGGTGACAGGCGAGACGTGGCTGGAGCCCGTCGAGGTGACGAAAGGCCAGGCCCTCTATATCTGGCTGGCATCGAGACAGGCAGCAGGACGCGAGAAGCTGGAAGATGACGGCTGGACAAAGGAGCAGGTTGAGGGTCTGGAGCGGATGCTGGGCAAGCGCTGGCTGGAGTTCGGCCGATGGATCACGGACGAATACCTGCCGGAACTGCGAGCAGGCCGGTACAACCCGACGTACGAGAAGCTGCACGGCACGCCGATGCACCTGACGCTGCACTACTTCCCGCTGCGCATCTGGCAGAAGAACGTCCACGAGAAGGGCGAAATAGGCGAAGGGGGCAACCCGACCGCCCTGCCCAGCACGGCGGCGAGCAACCTGATTGTTCGCCAGAAGAACGCACTGCCGCTCGATACGGACGTGAACGCGCTGGACGTACTGGTGGAATACGGGCGGAAGATGGAGCGGTGGAATGCACTTGCACCGCTGACACAGAAGCTGAACGTACTGATGCACTGCAATGCCTTCCGCAACCACATGGAGGCGAACCACGGCAAGGGATTCTTCCGAGAGCGGTGGCTGCCCGCGTGTGAGGTCGTGACGGACAGCTATACGGCGGAGGAGCCATCCGGCTTCGGACAGATTGTGGGACGGTTGCAGAACTCGTTCCTGAAGGGTGCCATCGGCTTCCGCTGGTACACGGCACTGAAGCAGGTCCTCTCCTACCCGTTCTTTGCGGCCTACAGTACCAATCCGCGCTTCCAGGCAGACCTGGCACGCAACGTGATGCGCGGCGTGGACAACTACAGGTGGGCGATGGAACACCTGCCCGCCTTCCGCCAACGTGTGGCCACGGGCGACATGGGCATCGAAGGGCTGACGGAAGAGGGTCTGTTGGGCAAGCTGGGCACGGCCATCTCGGAGAAAGGCATGTGGGCCAACAAGAAGGTCGATGCGCTGACGGTTGCGGCCGGATCGAGGGCGGTGTATGACCTTGAGATGCGCCGCGGCAGAAAGATGGGGCTGACAGACGAGGAGGCGGAACGCAGGGCCGTGACATTGGCCGAAACCTGCTTCAACGGATCGCAGCAGTCGAGCCGCGCGGAGTTCTCCAGCCCGATGCAGAAGAACCGCGACCTGCTGAGCCGTTCGACGACGGCCTTCCAGAACTCGAACATCGCCTACCGGCGCATCGAGCTGGAGGGAATGCTGGACATCCTGCGGGCCAAGCATGTCTATGACCAGCAGATGGGGCGCATCGCGCTGGGCAAGCCGGAGGAGGGCGGTCCGGCCGACGAGACGGAGGCCAGACAGCAGCGCGACGAGGCCTACAGCCGAGGCATAAGGAAAATGCTCATTTCCGTGCTGATAGGCGCAGGCCTGTGGCAGATGGGCGGCAAGGCCGGACAATGGTACAGCTACCTGACCAGCCCCGATGACGAGGACGACGAGAAGAAGCGCAAGCTGAAGGAGGCGACGGCCGGAGACCTTGCGGCCAACCTGATGCTGGGTGCGCTGTCCAACGGTTCGTCACTGGGTCCGACGGCACAAAGCCTCTACTCGATGTACAACAGCATCATGGAGGGCGGCCAAGGCGCAAGCGGCAACGAGCTGAACCCGTTGCAGAGCGTCACGCTGGCAGGCGACGTCTTCGCCGAAGCCATCCGAGCCCACCAGCAGGCGGAGAAAGAGGGAGGCAGCGCTACGGCCGACATCGCAATGGGTCTGATGACGCAATGGCTGCCGAGACTCACCGGCATCAACCCGGAGACTTGGGCAAACATTACGCTGGGTGTGGCCGATGCGGTGAAACGCGGGCGGCCGGAGCTGGCCGACGCGATGTTCATCCTGAACATGCCGGCCTCACAGCGCAAGGCCATCGTGGAGCGCAATGCCATGCGGGACTCACCGGCCGACTACATGCGGCAGATGATGGAGGCATCACGCATCTACGAGCCGACGGACTGGCGCTCCTCGGACTGGATGCCCGCCACGCGCGAAATCACCGACAAGAAGCGTAAGGAACTGCTCCAGGAATATCTTGATGCGCGCTCGCCGGAGTTCAAGCGTCTGGCCGACACCGTGAAGGCCATAGACAAGGCGATAGGCGCACGAGTGAAGGAGATCGAGACGGAGCTGGAGGAGTCCGGCCGCACGGAGAAGGCGGCGCTGATACGGGCACGTGCCACGGAGGATGTCTTCCGCGCCACCAAGTGGGAGCTGGACGAGAACACCTACAAGCGTCTGAAGAACAACAAGGCGGGAACGACGGTACGCGTCACGGCGAGCTCGGGTCGCAAGGAGGTGGACGAGACACTCCTGCAACGGCACGCACGGCTGATGAAGGAGTGCCAGGCGGCTGCGGCCGACGTGGAGCAGCACCCCGACGCGCTGAACGAGGCTGTGGCACGACTGCTGGAACTGGAGGAGCGGATTGTGAAAAACAGATGAATAACCGACATTGACCATTGAATGCCATCGGCCGAAACAACCTTAAAGCGTCGGATTATGGCCGATGGCATATCTTTGCGGAAAATGACAATCAACAGATTACAGACATGGAACCCATCAACAGACCGACCATCACGCAGCTGGTGAACAACGTGGCCACGCTGCTGAGGAATGGCACATATACGGTATATGATGCCATCCGCATGACGTACAGCAAACTCAACGAGGCTATCGACTGGATTGTAGATACAGGCAACACGCTGGCAGACAATGAGGAGGCTCGCATCACGGCCGAGGAGACGCGCATCGCGGAGGAGCAGGAACGCGCGGCCAAGGAGCTGCTGCGCATTGCGGCCGAGGAGACGCGAGCCGAGGCCGAAGAGTCACGCTCCGCGACCATCGGTCAGATGCAGAGCGACATTGCGAATCTGAAGGAGACGGCCTACACGGGCGTGGACAGTGTCGAACACTCGACCGACGAGGTCATCCTGCATTTCCACCAGAACGGGACAGACGATGAGGTGGAACTGGAGCCGGCCTCGACTATCCAGGCAGGTGTAATGACGGCGGCCGACAAGAGCAAGCTGGACGGGCTGCCTACGGCAGCGGCATTGGCCGAAACCTTTGCCACCAAGACGGCGGCGACAACCACCGCGGCAGGACTGATGAGTGCGACCGACAAGAACAAGCTGGACGGGCTGCCTACGGCAGCGGCATTGGCCGAAACCTTTGCCACCAAGACGGCGGCGACAACCACCGCGGCGGGACTGATGAGCGCGGCCGACAAGAACAAGCTGAACAACACGAAGGCCGGACTGGCCTCGATGACACAACCGGGAGCCATCACAGCGCGGGAATGGCTCGCAGTGAAGGCCCTGATGCGGCAGTCCCTGCTGTCCGAATATCTTGCGCCACGAGTCGATGGCTTCAGCGAGTCGCTGAGCCACGGTGTCGCCACGCAGGTATCACTGCCACTCATGCAGATGGGGGAAAAGCTGTATGTCAAGCTATCGGCCAAGCCTACAGGAGACAGATACTGCTATCTGGTCCTGAGCTACACGAAGGACGGTGCAGAACACATTGCCTATTCCAGCAAGGAGGTCTTTGATACGGTATGGGTAGAGGTAAAGGGCATCGATGCCAGCGCACAGACTGGCGGTGTCGCCATCGTCATCAACAGCATCCAGGCATACACGTATGGCAATGGCGACTCAACGTGGGCAGACCTTGTGGAGAATCACCCCAGCAATCTGGAAAGCCTGGAGAAGAAGACAGGGAACTACGGCCTCCTGTTCCTGATGGCGGGTGAATGATTGATAATTGAAAATTGGAAATTGAAAGAATATGGCAACAACAACGACACTTGAGTTCGTGCAGAATCCCACAACGAAGATGTGGGAGTGCGAAACGATGATAGAGGGTACGGCAGACGTGCGCGTGGTGCAGGAGGCTGACGTGAACGGCCGTCACCGCAACACGGTATCGCTGTCGTGGAAGGGGCAGGAGAATGATGAGGGCTACAGCGCGGCTGAGGGCAGCATCGGCACTCCGGCGAACGGAGTCTGGGAGGCGCAGGTGGTGAGCGAGTTCTATCCCGTCTGGCTGAAGATAGAGGCGACGAGCGAGCCGGTGAGCGCACGCCTTACAACCGACGACTGAAAGGAGGTACGGCCATGAATGTCATAAGACTGAACATCGTGCGCGTAGGCCGCAAGAGGCTGCATCTGAACCGTGTGCGGATAGGCAAGCCACAAGATGGAGACGATGCGGGCAGCGACATCGGCACGGCGCTTTTTGCCGCCGACGGGACAGGCGTGTTCGCCGCCGACAAGTCGGGAGTGTTCTGCGAGTAGAGTGTAGTGAATAAAGAGCATTGATATGGGAAAGAAGATCATCGTACCGCTGCAAGCCGCAGCATTGAGCGCAGCCCTTGTGTGGGCAGACCAGCAGCGCACGGCGGGCATCGCCGAAGAGGCGCGCGCCAAGTTCACCGTCTCGACGGCAGTGACGGGCAACAGCCGTGTGGCCGATACAGCCGCAACCACGACCATGACGGTGACTGTGACGACCAAGTTTGACGGCGTGAATGTGGACTGCGACGCTACGCCGTCGGGATGGACGCGCACGGCTACGGGCGCATATACCAAGACATTGGCCAATGCGGCAAGCGGGAGCATCGCGGCGCAACCGTTCACCTACACACCGCCCGCATCAAGCCCCTACGCAGGCATCGTCTGCACGAAGTCAAGCGAGGCCAAATCCATTGTCGTGACCTATCCGGCATGGTATGGGTTCGTGGCCAGCACGGATGCGTCACCGGGGAACATCATCCAGATCATCGCCTCGCTCACGCGGCGCACGTCGAAGCTCACGCAGACGGCCGACCTCACCAACGGGCTAGAGACGGCGGGCTACTACTGGATCTTGACGCACTCGACGGCATCGGCCACGCAGAGCGGCAACAACATCCTGCGCGCGGTCGTGTCGGGACGCGAGTTCCCGTCGCCCAACGACATTGGAATTACCCTGACGGGCTACAACCTCTATATCTCGACCAACAGCGCATCAGCGGGCGGCAAGTTCGGTGACGTGGCGTTGACAATCAATGTGTGAGGCGACCGATGGTCGGGCAATTACAAATTACGAATTACAAGTTACGGATTCAGATGGCAACACCAAAGAGCAACAGCAACACGAAGGTCACGCAGACCTCGTTCGGCATATCGCTGGCATCGGCCAACAGAGATGGATTCCCTTTGACCTACGGTGACGACGTGTGGGACAACATATATGAGGGCTCGGAGCTCGCGGACATACTCGCAGGCAGCGGGCAGTTCGACCAGCACACGGTGAACGAGGCATTGGCCGAAAAAATCAACGCAGCCGTCACGGCCGGGGCACTGGCCGAGGCAGTGCAGTCGCTGACCGATGACCTTGAAGATGGGCTCGACTTGAAGATTGACAAGGCGAGCCACAAGACCTTCGGCACGTTCCGATGGAACCCGACAGCCTCTCGCACTGAGGCGAGCGACACGGACGCGGCCTTTCTGGCGCTGGATGTGGCCGACGGCGACCTTGTAACGGTCACGTATGGCTATGTCAACAACAGCAGCGGCGTGGAGTATTTCGGATGGTTCTCCTATCATATCACCCCGACCGAGACCGAGGAGGTACAGATCGGGCGTCACAACCCGCTCATCCTGCGTGCGCACCGCGACACGGACGACAACCTCTATTTTACGCGCGAGAGCTATCCGAAAACGATGATGGACTCGACGCCGCACGGCGTATGGCCTGCCGGAGGGGCATGGATTCATGAACTGCACGACGGCAATGTCTATGAGTACGAACCGACGGCGGACTTCACGATGCCGCGCATTCCGGCGGCGGAGCACAACCGCCTGGGCATCGCCATCTACATCACGCCGCAGTCGGACTGCGAGATGCAGTTCTTCGCAGCCTATGGTCCCGTCCTGTGGCTGGGCGAGGCTCCCGCCGACTTCACGCTGCGCTATGGCACGAAGTGGCTGATGACCATCGTGGACGGCATCTGCTCGCTGCAGCCCATCATGGGCTACGAGCCGGATGACCCGGCCAGCCCGCTCACCTTCACCAGCGGCGGCGAGGAGGAGGTGGAAGAGCCGACCGGCGACGAGTCGCCTGTAACCTTGAATGCCAACAACTCGGACACAATAAACGAGGATGGCGAAGAAGTTGAATAAATACGGGACGGGACTATGGCTTGGTATCCTTTACTGATACAGGACTCTGACGGAACGGGGCTTATTCAGCACAACTCATTCAACCTTCAGGGCGCTTCGGGCAAGACTGGCCGCACCATCCGATGGACGGTGGACACACACCGCGAGACGGGCTGTGTGGTACGGGCACAGATAGGCGCGACACCGCTGATGGCTGGCGGCGTGACGGAGGAGCACTGTTTCACCGTGGGCGAGTTCAAGCGGACGGACTCGTTCGAGTGCGGCAAGACGACTGATTCTTACTACGGCTCGCGCCAATACATCACGCTTGAGGCCAACGTGCCTGGTGTGGAGATCATCGCCCACACCCTGCATTCGCCCTCCAGCGCTCCCTACCGCAAGCCGGAAAGGATTGTGACGCGCTCGTCCCAATCGAGGTGGCGGCGTCTCATGACCCACTCGGACAACATCGTGATACGGCCGCAGCACGCGCCGGAAATCCTTGTGACTGGCGCGACGGTGACGGATGCGAACCTTGACGAGGTGACGGCGGCGAGCGAGACGGTCTCGGCCCTGCTGGACGTGCGCCGCGTGACGTTCCGTACGGTAGAGCCGGGCGTGGCGGCGTTCATCTATACGCTGGACGGGACGGAGCCATCGGCCACGAACGGCACACGCATCGAGGCCGTTCCGGAATATGAGGGTAACGACGAGACGGGCGCGGCGCAGTACACCGCGAGCTACAGCAAGACGTATGTGGAGCTGGAAGAGACGGCGACGGTGCGCGTCGTGGCGGTTAAGGTCTATCTCTCGCCCGTGGCGGTGAAGACCGTAGAGGTGCGCGCCTGCCTGAACCTGACCATCAAGCACAGTACGGCGATGGGCTGGACGGACTCATTCCGGCTGGAATCGACATTGGCCAATGCGCCCCAGCTGGAATACCTGTGGTACAGCGATGCGGAGGGGCTGGTGTGGAAGACACTGGCCGCCAACACCAGCATCACCGTGGGCAGCGAGGCCATCACGCAGGCCATGCCGCTGGAGACGACGCGGTTCTTCAGCACGCACGGGGTATTCGTGCGCGCCAAGGCGGGGTCGGACAATGTCTTCTGGACATCGGCCAACGCGCGCGCCCACTGGAGCAACAGTATCACAAGGGCGAAGGGCAGTATCATGTCACTGACAGATCCGGCATGGTGGACGGACACTGTGCACGCGCTGACGCACACCTGGCAGTTCGCGGGGCTGTTTGAGGGCTGCGCGCTGATGCTCGGGGCTGCGCCACGGCTGGAGGCACGCACGCCGACGGTGGGCTGCTATTACAGGATGTTCGCCGGGGCGGGCATCTCGAACGCCTGCCTGCGGCTTGAGTCATTGGCCAACGACTGCGCTACGGAGATGTTCCAGGACTGCCACATGCTGCAGCGTCTTGAGACGTGCTGGGCGGCATGGCCTGCGGGCGCAACGACCGACTGGGTGGACGGCGTGGCGGCGAGCGGCGAGTGGTACGACAAGACGAAGCAGCTGGAGTTCTTCATGACGCTGCCGCAATACACGACCGACAGCTATGTCACCTGGAGCACGTCGCAGGTGCCGTCGGGCTGGTCGGCCTACTGCTCGATTGCCAACGGCATGGTAATCGGTGGCAACTGCGAGGCTGCGCCGGATGGGATTGAAGTTGACTAAAAAACATTAAATAAATATTAGGACTATGATGGAAAAAATCGGTCGCGACAAGCTGCTGCATCTGGCAGTGTGTGCGATGACAGCCGCCACGGTGAAATGGGTGGCATTGGCCGCAGGACTCCCATTGTGGGGTGCGGCTCTGACGGGTGCGGGTGTGGCATCGGCCATCGGCGCACTCAAGGAATTGGACGACAAACTGCGCGGCGGCAACGCCGACTGGCACGACCTTGCGGCCGATGTCGTTGGTGCGGCCATCGGTGCGCTGTGAATCGTCCGGGTGACTAACTCCATCGGCCAAAAACAAGGGTATGAGATTGGCGTTGAGACTCCGGCCGATGACATCGACGGTGAGAGCGCCACCGTCAAGGAGGGTCGGAACAAAAAAAATACCTTAATGTCACGTGGGCGGTGAATGACAGCCGCCCACGTTCTTACCAGATACAGCGGGTTTATTATATTTCTTTTTCATCTGGTGGCTGGATACAGAAAGATGTGTCCTGCCACTTTTTATATGAATAGAATGACAGACAGAGGGTACAAAAAAGGTGGAAATGGCGGTGAAGAATGCAGAAAAGTGTGGCAAAATATTTCACTTTGGAACAAAATGGTTATATTTGCCACACCTAAAACAACACAAAAAATGGAAAATAGAATCGTTATCGGACAGAATGCCAGACTGATGCGTGAATCCTGTGGTTTCAAACAGGAGCAGGTCGCCGCATTCCTTGGCATCGGACGCTCGGCCTATTCGAACTATGAGACGGGAGAACGTGAAATGCCGTTGCAGGTTATGGAAAAGGTTGCAGATCTGTATGGATGTGACCTCGAAGACCTGTATGAGGAAAATGGCGAGGGAAGAAAAAATATGCTTGCCACCGCCTTCCGCATCGAGAACCTTTCGGCCGAAGACATGAAGCAAATCGCCGACTTCAAGTGTGTAGTCAAGAATTACCTGAAAATGAATACCCTGATGGAGCAATGAAAAGGTTAAGCATAAGCGAAGCAGAGGGTCTGGCCAAGAAACTGCGTGCAGACATCGGCATCGGCAACGAGGAGCCAATCAATGCGAAGACGATGCTGCGGCAGCTGCACGTGCTGACGATGTACAGGCCGCTGTCGGAAGAGGCATACGGCATCAGCGTGAAATCCGGGAAAGACGGACGCTTCATGCTGATCAACAGCAAGACGACAAGAGGACGGCAGCATTTCACCATCGGCCACGAACTCTATCATCTCTTATACGACGAGCACCCCACACCGCATCTTTGTGTCAAGGGAGAGTCTGCCGGAACCGAGAGGGACGCCAACCTGTTTTCTTCTGCCCTGCTGATGCCGGAAGATGGCCTGAGACGCGGCGTGAGTGCCGAGGAGACGCGGACCGGCAGAATAGAACTGGCTACCGTGTTGCGGCTGGAGCAATTGTATGGGGTGTCGCGCAGCGCGCTGCTGTACAGGATGAAAGACCTGCGGCTGATTGACGAGCAAGAACGGAAGAGGCTTGCAGACATAAGCATCAAGGAATCGGCCAAGGAGTATGGATATGACCTGTCTCTCTATGAGAGCGGCAACGATGGTGTCGTGATAGGCGATTTCGGAGAAAAGGCACGGCGACTGTTTGAAATGGAGCGTATCTCGGAAGGGCACTATGTGGAACTGCTAAACATGATCCACCCATGAACAAAAAGGTCAAAATCGTCCTGGATGCAGATGTCATCATACACTTCGCCAAAGGCGAATTGTTGAGTGCCCTGCCTAAATTCCTGCCGGAATATGAGTTCATTGTGCTGGACAAAGTAAAGGAAGAGGTACACAAGCCCATGCTGAACCAATTGCAGCATCAGATAGACCTCTTGAAGAATATAAGGGAAGTGACGTTCGGCACGAATGCCGATGAAATAAAGGAATATGCAGCACTTACAAAACGGTTCGGCAAGGGGGAGAGTGCATGTATGGCCTATTGCCACCATAACCATGATGTAGTCGGAAGCAGCAACCTGCGCGACATCACGGATTACTGCTCACAAAACGGCATTGTCTGGCTGACAACCGTGGATTTCCTGCATTACGGAATTAAAAACGGAGTAATAAGCAAGAAGGATGCAGAGGACTTTGTAAAAAAGGTTGTCCAACAAGGGAGCAAATTGCCGGATGTGGACTTTGAAAAATATATATGCACGAAACTATGACACACAGTGCCGCCCCGATGCAGGAACGCGTCGGGGCGGCACTGTATCTGTCACACGATGGTGGCCTCGGTAGCGGGGACGGACGAGGATGAGGACGACGGTTGAGGGTGTGGGGCGAAATGCGGCATGGGCATCTCGCGCATGGCTACCCAAAGGCCGATGGCACGTGTCATGAGCCGGTCATCGTGGTGAGAGGGTGCGGCCTCATATACTCCGTCATTGAGCTGATAGGTGCGCATCTCATCGAGAGTCCCCTCGTCGCGCTCGATATAGGCATCATCACGGACGACCTCGATAAGATGTGAGATGATGGCTGGTTTTGTAGATGTGTTGGTATGGAATCCATACTTGCGCGGCCGACCCTCACGGATGTCTTCCGGCGACTGGCGGCGGGCATACAGATTGTCATAGACGGTCTTGAGCTCGTCGAGGATAAAGAGAGATTGGTCACCGTCAACGCTGCGGGCGGGGTCGCGCGTCTCAAGAGTATTGCTCTCAATGACGAGCATGGCGTCATCGTACCAATGGGCAATCTGCGCAGCCTTGTAGGCGAGCAGGTCGTGATCGATGTGGCCGGCCCATTGGGCAACGACAGCCGGACCGTCGCCTTCGGCCATCCAATAGCGGTCGATGACACAGATGACACTCCAGTCGGCCTTGGCCCATCGGCCTCCAATATCGACACAGACAAGATAACGATCTGTCACGCGGCCGTCCGGGAAAATCTCCGGCTCTTCCCAGACGGAGAGCTGTCCGTTCGGGTCTGCCATGAAACGGAGCTTTTCCAAGGCACGCGCCCCCTTGATTGCAGCGCCCTGCAATTCTCCCTGTCGGCGTGGTGAGCGGACATTGCGACGCATTGTGTCAAGATCATAGAGCGAGAAGACATTGGTGCCGGAGTGACGGAATGCCTCGATGTCGTCGCTGGGGAACTCATTGGCCATGTCGGCATGGTCGCTGTAGGAGGTGCGCGTGAATACGTACCAATGGATGGCATCCAGCGGGGCGCGACAATGGTGCCACAGCCACCAGAGATATTGACCCGGCTCGTGGCGGTCGTCGGGGGCTTCGGTCTGTTTTCGATTCTTCCAGAGCGCGGCGGCGAACTCGCGGCGCGCCTGGGGCGAGGCGAACGGCCGACGGTAGTTCTCAATCTGATGCCACGCGATGAAGAAGTCATGAAAGAGATGTTCGACGCCGTTGATACGGGCATCCTTGGCCGCCATATATTCGTCGTGAAAGAAGTTGTCCTCACCTGTCGCGGTGGACTCGTAGGCAACAAGGGTGCCAGGCTCGGCCAGAATGCCGCCACAGACGGCGTTGACGAGCTTGCTGGGGGTGCGCTCGGGCGTGTCCGGCCAGACGGCGACCTCGGAGCAGTGGGCGAAGGAGATGGAGAAAGAGCGGGAGCTGTCGGGGTTCATGGCCGAGCCGACCTGAATGGAGAACTCGCGCGAGGGGACGTGGATGACGTTGCGGACGATGCTGTCCCCCACATATTTGTTCTCTTTCGGGTCATAATCTTCCCCTGCATCGTGGAGCAGGAATGACGGGTAGCGGTCCAGCATGATGCGGAACATGCGCTGGATATTGCTGGCCGCGCTGTTGAGGTGGGCTTCGATGGCCGATGATGCGCCGCGGTAATGGACGAGCTGAAGCCAGGCGATATACATCTGGATGCAGGTGGAGCCGCCCCATTGGCGTGCCTTGAGGACGATGATGCGGATGGGCAGACCAGCCAGACGCTGGCGTTCAAGTTCGTCGGCGAGCAGACGCTGCGGGTAATTCAGGCGCAGGCGCACAAGTGAACCGGCGCGCTTGGGACGGATCCATACGTAGGTGGCAGCCCAAAATGGGAAGTCGTGCCGGATGCGCAGTCTGATGAACTGCCGGATAACCTTGTCCCGCAGCCTTTCCATCGGCACACCGGCATCCAGCGAGCCTTTCATCCATCGACGGATGAAGAGTTCGATGGTCCGGCATTGGAGCAGCCGCCGCATGAAGCTGTTGTCGAGCATGGAAGCCGGCAGCCACATGACGGGGAATCCGGGGAAGTCACTGATGCAGACCTGCTCACGACGACCGATGCTGCCCTCGCCCGTCAATGGGTCGAAGTCAGCATCACGCGAGGCGACACGGCGGTCATCCTCCAGCAGGATCTTATCTACAGCATCGGCCACAATCTACATGCTGGATTAGCGGTGGGTCATATACCACCAACGGTATAGGCTCTCGCGGTCGATGAATGGCTTGGCCAACGAATTGCCATGCTTGGGACGGCGTGTGGCGGCAGTCCACCAGATGGAATTGCGGTAGAGCCAGACGATGTTCATGTGGCGCGGGAAATAGTGCTGGCCGCGCAGCTGCAGGGCCTCACGCCACGTCAGGACGCGCAGGACACCCTCGGGTGACGGGACGATGAAATGGCGCACGCCGAGTCGGGAGAACCCGGACTGGGCAAGACGGCGCGCCTGCCACAGGGCGAGTTCTTCACGCAGGTGGGCAAGCCTGCGGAGCAAATGGGGGAATAGTTTCATATAGTGTAAAGAGTAAAGAGTAAAGGATAAAGAGTAAATAGTAAAGAAGAGGATGGAGGGTCCCGTCCGATACTGTCTTCGGGCAAGGGGCGCAGCAACCAAGTCAGATATTGAACTACATAAACAATCATTGGTTAAACATGATTTTGGATTTTCCCGGCCACCCGACCCATCGGCAGCCCGAAGTGTTAATAATGGCGCACGGAACAGGCCGCACGCATTGACAATTCTCTAATCACACAAGAAATTTTATCTTTTCCATACAGGCTGTACGACCAGCCCAAAACACAAGCCCGCGAAATAGCCCCACAGATGAGCCTGCCATGCCATGATGGGGACATTGGCCGATGATACCGCACGGCCGGACAGCCAGACCGCACCTGCACCGAGGGCGATGCCGGACAGCTGGAAGACGACGAATGTCAAAGGACGGGCAGTGACGGGCGACACAATCCCCAACAGGGCATATATCCAGACACTGAGGCCGACGACGGGCACGGACGAGGGCCACGGATAGCACGCGGCGATGACAAAGGCGGCGAGCCACTGCCAGGGCGGGAGCTGCCAACGGAAGGCGAGCGTGGCGATGACCGATGCGTTGAGCGCCCAATGCAGGAGACCCGCATGGACCAGATGGTAGGTCAGGCGATGGACAGGCGACGCACCGCAGCGGAGTCCCCACGCGCTGGCATCCACACACAGGGTGACGGCCAACGAGAGGGCGCACAAGAGCAGGACGGAGAGACGGACGAGATGGGGCACGGGTAAAAGAGTATTGAGTAAAAGAGTAAAGATTATTGGGAGGAACGGCGCAGAGCCCGGCGGCGTGCGCGCTCACGGCAGATGATGATCTTCGCGTTGTTCAGCCCCATATAGAAGGATGGCGCAGGCTGGTCGCTGGCGAGATAGGCCACCTGCAGGTCGGACAGGTCGGCGTAGCGCGGGTCACGTCGCAAGCGCTGGAAGGTGTCGTAAAGGGACTGGTAGAGGAGCCGCTTCTGCGGATACATGCCGTCGAGACAAGCGGCATCGGTCTGGATGGCTCGTATCTTGCTGTAGGCAACGCCCTCGCTAATCCAATAGCGCGAGCACGGGGAGGCGACGGCGGCAAGGATGGCGGCGTTGTAGTCGATGGACCCGTCCGGCCGCTCGAAGCGGTGGACAAGCCGCTTGTAGGTGTCGTAGAGTTCGCTGTCGCGCTGGGCGCTGTAGGACAGATGGCTTCCGCGTGGTTTCATAGGCGCATGGGGTTAAGGTGAATCACGGCAAAGTTCGGTCACAAGGACGAGACAGACAAGGATGTCTCTCAAATTAAGGTTAAAAAATGAATATCGGGACAAGAATGTATCTTTGTCCCGCAGAAGGTTAGTTGAATAATAAGATTTTTCCATGATTTTTTTGGGAACGAAAGAAACGTAACAAAAGAACAGCCCGCCCTGTCCGTGAGGATAAGGCGGGATTTTTTCTGGCCGATGACGTTCAGGCCTGTTCGTCTGTCGGAGCTGCCGGAGGTGTCTCGTGGAGGGCATCGGCCAACGAGGAGAAACGCTTGACGAACTCGGCCGAGAGAAGCAGGTAAAGATAGTAGAAGAGGCGGTAGGCCACGGGCTGGCGGCGGAAGATGAGACACAGGTTGCGCAGGATGTTGACACCGAAGACATAATCGCACAGATACATGACGCAGGAGATGCAGAAGAGGGAACCGTCGCGCGAGCCCTGACGCTCGCCGATGAAGTAGAGGCAGCAGATGAAGAAGCTGATGAGCGCACCGACACCGATGCAGGCAGTGGCCTTACGCCACGAGAAGGACTCACCACCCGCGACATAGCCCGCGACGGCTCCGCACACGAAATTGAGAAAGAGGATTGCCAGGAGGGACTGCATGACTCCCTCGACGGGGGCGAGATAGCCCAGCACGTTGATGATGACGGCGACGACGAATGTCTTGAACTCTTGCATAACCGATATGATTAGGATTGATGGTTTCAGAACGGTGGATATTTTGGTACTGTCGTCGGGATGGACTGGCAGCGGCGGCCGCTATCGCGCACGTCTTCGAACTGGGCGGCAGCCTGGGTGGTCCAGTAGGTGGCCTGTTCCGGACGTGTGAGTGCAGCCCACCGGGCAAGGAGGCTGGAGATGAGATACTGGCGGATGGCGAGCTGGAGATGCAAGATGCTGCTGTCTCTCACGCCCGCACCCATGATGTATTCGCTAACAATCTCACGGCGCGGTTCAAGATGCACGTCGTAGGAGCGCGGCGCGTCCAGCCGTCCGGCTGAAATGGCGCTGAGGGCATCCTCGACTTCGGCCACGGCGAGATTGACGGTGTCGAGGAGGATGGCGGCATTCTCGTCACCCGCCACATCCATCCATCGGGAGGTCGCTGGAGCGGCCGTCGGGTCGGCATCGGTCACGGCTGCGCCCTGCGTGTAGGCGAGCTGGGCGGCCAATGTCTTGATCTCGTCAAGCGGATAGATGAAGAGGACGCGGAACTTGCTGCGGCGTTGCCACAGGGAGACGGCCTGCCGCATGGTGTGGCAGGGACGGGCAGGGACGGGTGTGAGTGGGGAAACAGTGTAACGCATGACTGCCAGAAATTATATGTTATTGTCGGGTCCGGGTATATCATCGGCCTCATCGTCATCTTCATCCTCCCCATCATCGTAGGGGTCCAGGAAAGAGAACGTCGGACGGCGGCGATGATGCAGGAGTAACCGAAGCTCGCTGAGGGCGGCATTGGCCAAAGCCTGCTGCACGGTGACGGCGGCGGCCTTGGTCATGGTGAACCAATGGGCGGCAAGCGAGGCGACGGCGAAATCCACGGCGGCCTGACGGACGGGGGCAAGCAGGGAGCCGTCCCAATTGTCGGGCATGGAGAGGGACAGGGACAGCGTGCCGGATGAAGACGTGTCAGCCACACAGGCTGTGACTCCGGGAGCACCGGCGACAAGCAGCTGGCGCGCGATGGCATCCAGCTGGAGGTCGAAGAGTTCCGCGTTGGCCGCGATGGTGGCGACCCGCTCGAAAGCCCCTGCATCGGCCGTATCCTTGGCTGCGGTGTAGTGGGTGAGCGCATCAAGACGTTCGTAGATGCTGGCCGTGGGGATGGCCAATGTATAGTCTGTCATGCCGTGAGAGTGTTGGTTGATGGCAAAGGTACATCGGCCAACCCAACATTAAGTGTTAAGGTTGATTCCGGAGACGTACCTTTGCAGTCAACAGTAATCAAGGAGGAGACCTATGAGGACAAGGAAGATGCAGCCCAAGAGCCGTCTTGTGAGACAGGAGCGGCAGGACATGGACACGGTGAAGTCACAACGTGCGAGCCACGGGGACAATGCGCTGGACGTATTGTTCCAGGGCATGAACTGCTGGATGAACCTGGACAGGTTCCGCCGTGACCGCGAGCGGGCCAAGCGGTACTGCTACGGCGACCAATGGCAGGACAAGGTTCCTGACCCGGAAAGGGGCGGAACGCAGAGCGAGGAGGACTATATCCGCAAGCAGGGAAGCATCCCGCTGAAGAACAACCTGATCCGACGGCTGGTGAACAACGTGACGGGTGTATATCTGAACCAGGACAAGCAGCCTCTGTGCAAGGCACGCGACAGGCAGGAGCAGCGGCTGGGCGAGATTATGAGCCAGGCACTGGAATGTAACTGGACACTGAACGGCATGGCAGAGCTCAACGCGAAGTCTTTCGAGGAGTTCCTGATAAGCGGCATGGTGGTGCACCGCAAGAGCTACGGATGGCGCGGCGACAAGACGGACTGCTGGACGGACGAGGTGAACCCCAACTACTTCTTCATCGACAGCAACATCCGCAGGGCCGACGGCAAGGATGCCAGCATCATCGGGGAGATACACGACATCACCTTCGGCGAACTGTGCCAGCAGTTTGCCCACAACGCAGAAGACTACGACCGGCTGAAACGCATCTACGCGGGGAAAACACAGCACGAGCTGGTGGGAAACCTGAGCGAGGAGTTCGGCTACGGCCGTCTGTTCAGCTACGACTACTTCATCCCGAGAGACCCGCAGCTGTGCCGCGTGATTGAGGTGTGGCGCAAGGAGAGCAAACCACGCTACCGCTGCATTGACCCGATGGAGGGCTCCATGTATAAGGTGGACGCTGAGGACTACAGGGAGCTGGTAGAGGCCGAGAACACACGGCGCAGGGCTGAGGGCGAAAGGCTCGGCTTCGCGCCGGATGACGTGCCGCTGATTGAGGCGGAGTGGTGTCTGGACCAATACTGGTATTACCGGTTCCTGACACCGACGGGCGAGGTGCTGGACGAAGGAGAGACTCCCTACGACCACGGGGAACACCCGTATGTCTGCAAGTTCTACCCGTTCATCGACGGAGAGATACACAGTTTCGTGGACGACGTGATAGACCAGCAGCGGTATGTCAACCGGCTGGTGACGCTGTACGACTGGATCATGCGCAGCAGCGTGAAAGGAGCGGTCTATGCACCGGACGACTGTCTGCCGGACGACATGACGTGGGAAGACTTCGCCGAGCAGGTGACGAAGGTGGGCGGTCTGGTAAGATACAAGGTCAAGCCTCACGGGCAGGTGCCGCACCAGGTGGCGGCCAACTCGACAAACATAGGCATCGCCGACCTGCTGCAGATCCAGCTGAAGTTCTTCGAGGACATCAGCGGTGTGAACGGCGCATTGCAGGGCAAGCCGGGCTACAGCCAGACGAGCGGACTGCTGTACGCCCAGCAGACGCAGAACGCGACGACATCGCTGATGCGGCTGTTGCAGTCGTTCAGCGGCTTTACGTGCGAGGCGGCGAAGAAGGACGTGAAGAACATCCAGCAGTATTACACGACGCAGCGGTATATCGACATTTCTGGCAGGGACGGCGCGGTGCTCTACCAGCCGGACGAACAGCGAGACGTGGACTACGACCTGAAGATGGCCGAGGCGCAGACATCACCGACACTGCGGGCTGCGGCCAACGAATTCCTGATAGAAATATGGCGCGCCAACCAGATTTCGCTGGAGCAGCTGCTGGAATGCGGCGACTTCCCGTTCGGCGACCGTCTGCTGGAGAGCGTGAAGTCACAGCAGCAGGCGATGATGCAGCAGATGGCCGGTGGCGGGAATGCGGCTGCGGCCAATGTGCCTGACGGCGCAGAGCGGAACACACAGCCGGACTTCCAGGAGCGGCTGGCAGAGGCACGGCAGCAGCTGCGGCAGTCGCAGGACGACGGAGAGGCTGTGGCACGCGGCTACCAGATGCTGCAACGGGCAGCACGGGCGGCTTGAAGAAAGCGACACACGACATCAGACAGCAAGCCCCGGCGTCTCTACGTCGGGGCTTGTCGTGCCATGACTGGAGGATGGTCAGTCGTCCTCCTCCTCGAAAGTGAAGTCAATCTTGCCCTTGCGGCCCGAGGAGCCGCCCGCCGCACGGGGGGAAGAGGGCTGCCAACGGTCGTTGCGGTGACGGCGCGATTCTGACTCTCTGATGTAGGCATCGGTGCGTCGGTTGTTGTTGTAGGCACGGTCGTAGGACTCGCCCGCAAGCGCCTCCTTATGGTCTGCATTGGCCTCACGCTCGTTGGCACGTGACAGCGCCTCGGCCTCGGCCTCGTTGTCCTGCCACCGCTGGCGTCGAAGACGACGGAGCGTGTCGCCCATCTCGCGGATGTGGTTGTAGCGTGCGCGCTGGGCATCGAAATGATGCTGGGCACGGTCGGCGCGTTCGCGTCGTTCGCGCTCGATGGGGTCGTCGGTAGCGGGTTTCTGCTCTTCGGGGAAGGCATAGCCACCGCCGATGCCGCCGATCATGTTGGCGATGCCGTTGAGGGCGCCGCCGATGCCGTCCATCAGCGCCTCGGCCTTCTGGCGGCGCATCCGCTTGGCGTCGGCCGCCGCATCGGGGCTGGTGTTCTTGAGATAGCTGGTGAGGTAGTCCATGTATTGGGCATCGGCCTCCTTCTCCTGTGGAGTGAGGCTGTAGATGCCGTCATCTCCACCACTGGAGGTGCGGGCATCGGCCTTGGACCTGAAAGTGTTGTTGACGGCGGCGCGTCCGCGCTCGATGTCGTCCATGGAGGGACCGCCACCGCCGGAGAGGGAGGATGTGAGAGCCTCGCGGTTCTGGTCGAGGTTGTCTGTGAAGGATGAACTGCCTGGCATAACTGTAAATGATTTTAAAAAAACTGAGAGTAGTCTCAACTGAGCGCACCCGTGCCCTGCGGACTACCACCGCCGTCTTCATCACCGCCTTGCGCACCTTGCGCAGAGTTTAAGGCCTTGCCACCGGCGATGAGGGCGTTGCCGCCGTCGTAGCCTGCCTGCACGCCGAGCCTAATCTGACCGAGCCTGTTCCTGTAATGCTGGTCGTCCCAGCCCATACGGGTCCGGGTGAAGCCCTCCTGGGCGGTCTGATGCTGGTCGCGCAGATGTTCGCGGCGTGCGGTCGCGGATGCAGCCATCTGTCCGGCGAGGTTGCCGACGGCATCGTTGTCGGCCTCGCGCTGGGCGGCGAGGCTCTCTTCGGTCCCAAGGCCGAGGGCGGTCTGTCCGGCGGCGGCCTTCCGCTGGTCGCGCAGGTAGGACTGCATCATGGAGAGGGTTCGCTGGCTGGCTGCCGTGGCGAGCGGGTCAGCATAATACTGCTGCTCGTAGTCGCGCTGCTCGCGCGTCTCCATGTCCTTCAGTTTTGCGTCCATACGGCGACGCATACGCCGCTCGGCACGCTTTGATGCAATGTTGCCGGCAATGGATGAACCCATCTTTACGGTGTGGCCGATGGCCTGCATGATATATCCCCAAGGATTTGCCATAGCTGTGAGTTATGAATTAAGGATCAAGAAACAAGAGTCGTGGCCAAGACAACCTTAACCACCAGGCACAAAGATAAAGCCTTAAATTTGCCCGCAAGGATTAAAGTTGAATCGACTTGAAAAACAGAACGGACATGGACACAGAGAAGAGAAAGACACGGCCGAAGGGGACGGCCAAGACCGGTGGACGCAAGAGCGGCACGCCCAACCGGGTGACACGGGCGGCGCGGGAGGTCATCGGGGAGCTGCTGGACCAGAACGCACCGAGATTTGCCGCCGCGATGGATGAGATATACACGACGGACAAGCCGCTGTTCGCGGCACTGTATATCAAGATGCTGCCGTATGTCACGCCGAAACTGAATGCGGTGGACATCAGGGACAAGACGGACAAGGAAAAGGGTATCGAACAGGAACTGGCCGAAATGGCAGCGGAAAATCAAGAATAAAGGGACAGAACGGAGGCGTGCAATTACCTTTGCGGTAACGTCTGGGGCAGAACCCTAAAAGCAGGTCATCGGCCAAAGAGACAACAACATATAAAAAAACGAAAAACTATGACAAAAGAGGAAGAGTTGCAGAACGGGCTGCAGTCTCAAGAGGAGGCTGGACAGCAGCAGGCTCCGCCCGCTGAGGGTGGGGACACGGAGCTGAGCGATGTGGACTACCTGCGCCAGCGTACGGCCAAGCGACACCCGGACATGACGTTCGAGGACGATGCAGCGTGGAACCGGCAGATGCGCGCCGATGCGGACGAGGACGACAAGCGGCTGAAGCAGTATGACGAGAACACGAAGGCCATCAATGACCTTTTTGCCAATGATCCGAGAAGCGCGGAGTGGTGGCTCACCTGGAAGAAGAACAAGGGTAAGTCACCCATCGCGGCGATGATACGCGTGTATGGCAGCGACTTCCTGCGCGAAGGGCTGGATGACCCCGACCTTGCCGACCAGATAGAGGAGGCCGAGAAGGAATATCTCGACACGCTCACGGAGGGACGCGAATACAGCGCTGAGGTGCAGAAGAACCTGGACAAGACGCTGGACATGGCCGACGAGTACGGCCGCGCCAACGGCATGAAGACCGAAGAGGTGGATGCCCTGCTGGAGAAGGTGTTTGACCGATTCAAGAATATCCAGTTGGGTATCGTGACGGCTGAAGACCTCGACTGGGTGCGCAAGGTGGAGAACTACGACCAGGCTCTTGAGGAGGCACGCGCTGAGGGTGAGACCGTGGGTCGCAACACCCGCATCAGGGAGCAGCTGCGAAAGCGCGGCGAGGGTGACGGAATCCCACCCCTGGGCGGCACGGCCAGCACGAAGCCGGAGGCAATGCCGGGCATCGTGGGCGACAGGGACGACTTCCAGCGCGGCCGCAAGGTATCGAGCGAGGCGCCGGAGGTGCGCAACCGCCAGCGCTACAGACAATAGGGACACTATCCAACAATTTATTAACCAATACACAAAGAAAATGAAGAAGACAAATTCTATCATCGGAGCATTCGGTATGCTGTTGCTTACCATGCTCATGGCGGTGCTGGGCACGGGCCAGTGTGTGGCAATGGGCGCGACCGGCGCAGCGAGTGCCGGCAGCGGCCGAGGCGGCACCGAAGGCGACGGCAACGGCGTCGAGAGTGTGACCGAGGGCGAGCAGATTGCAGACCCGGAGTGGTACGAGAAGTTCATCGACCAGGAAATCACCAAAGTCCAGCCGACCTCTACCCCACTGCTCCAGCTGGTGAGCTACGCCAAGAAGCTGAGCGGCAACAGCCGCGTAGTGAAGTATTACACGAACGGCTACCGCCCCTACAAGACTTCGGTCAAGACGGCGTTCGTGGAGCCGGAGAGCGGCGACCGCTGGACTCTCCAGGTGTCTGACACGGGAGTATTTACGGTGGATGACACCATCCTGGTATTGGGCGTGAAAGGCTATGACTCGACCGGCACGAACCAGACCAACCGCCCGCTGATGCTGGTGGTGTGTGAAGTGGACAGCACTACGGGTATGCCGGTCGTGTATGCGGCCAACGGCAAGAGTGTGGAGGACAGCGACACCATCATCCCGCCTGCCATTGCGGCCAACACGAAGCTGCTGCGCATGGGCAAGGCCGCGCCGGAACTGTCGGCACAGACTGGCCTGTATTACAGCAAGCCGCGCGCCAAGGAGAACCACGTGCAGAAGTTCATGGCACAGATCGAGGCATCTACCATCGAGATGATCTCGGCCAAGGAGGTGAAGAACTTCACCTGGAGCGACCAGGAGGAGGATGCCATCACCGACATGAAGCGCACAATGGAGTTCTCGTATATGTGGGGCGTGAAGTCAAGCCACAACCACGGCAACGAGTACGGACAGGTGTGGACCTGCGACGGCATCTGGGATATGGCAGGCAAGGAACTGCAGGTGGGCACCTACGACTCGACCAAGAACGTGGATGTCATCACCGATGACGACATGGTGGATGTCCTGAAGGACCTGTATGCCGGCACCAACCTGGGCGGCAAGCAGAAGGTGCTCCTGTGCGGCTCGGACTTCCTGGCCGCGCTGTCGAAGATCAAGAGCGACCGCCTCATCTACCGCGACACGGTGGAGAAGTACGGCCTGAAGTTCAAGTCGTTTGACAGCGAGTTCGGCGAACTGCTCTGCGTACACGCCGAGGTGCTGAACGCCGCCGAGAAGTCGAAGTGGGCATTGGCCATCGACCCGGACTACCTGCGCAAGTACACGTTCCGTTCATGGGCGCGCAACGTGATTGACAAGAACGCCATCGGCGTGAGCGAGACACAGGCTGCGGTCATCCGCGAGATGTCATGCTGCTATCTCAAGTACGGCCCTGCACACGCCCGCCTCTATCTGGCAAGTGTGGCCGCCTCGGCAAGCCCGACCTCAATCGATGATGTGATGGCCGACGGCAAGCACGACATCCATGTGTTCCCCAAGACGACCGCAAATGACGTAGCCGAGGAAACAACTACGTCCGAGAATGACGTCGATGGCGGGAACGGTTAAGCCCCTATCTTGAAGTCCATATAACGGGAGGGCAGTGCCGATGGCCGACGTGCCGGGGGTACTGCCCTTTTCCAATTGATAACCGATAATTGACAAAAGACATGAGAAAGACATACAAGGCGAAGACAATCCTTTCGGTCATCGTGGGCAACGGGCGGCGCATATCGTTCGAGCCGACAAGCGACGAGGGCAGCATGTTCGCAACCGACAATGTCGTTGTGCAGCAGATGCTGGAGGAACACCCGTGGTTCGGGACCAAGTTCCAGCACGACGCGGCGACCAAGCGGGCAATGAGCCTCATCGTCCAGAAAAAGCCGGAGACACGCGCAACGGCGACGGATGGGGCATCGGCTTATAACGAGGACAAAAAGAACCCTACCCTTCCGGCCAAGCAGGTGGAGGTGCAGAAGATTGAGGTGGCAAGCCTCGCGGAGGCCAAGGAACTGCTGGCCGACAGATTCGGCTGTATGCGCACATCGCTGCGCACCAAAAAGGACATCCAGGCAGCGGCACGACTGAACCACGTGGAGCTGGTTGGCATTTAACTCAAAAGAGACTCAAGATGGAAAAGGACAACAAGAGAGTGAGCCTTCCGGTGCTGATATGGCACTGGTTGCGGGACATGGGGAGGAAGACGGAAACGGCCGTGTTCCGATGGATGCTGTACAGGCACGGAATCAGGACATGCCCGCAAGAGAAGACGCGCCACACCTACTGGATGAACATCGTGGTGGCACGCGGCGGCGGGGAGCAGATGAAGCCGTGCGAGTTCATCTTTGAAACGCCATGGCAGGCGGCGATGCACGCCGAGGTGACGAAGAGCTGCCCGACGTGGAACTACGTCACGACCATTGAGATTCGGTCGGATGTGGAACTGACAACGACCGACTACGCAATGATGCTGGACACGGACGAATACATGCAGCTGGTCGAGCAGATGCGCCACGGCGAAGCGGACACCATCGGCCAAGAACTGAAACAGGACCGCGAACGTATTGACAGATTGAACCGCCAATGGATTGACGAGGTGGAGGCCGCGAAACACCGTTGGCAAAAACGACATGGCAATGGCTAACAGGAATAAAAGCGAGATATTGGCCGATGTGCGCACCCTGCTGGACGAGCAACGGGACAACACGGCACTGATCGAAGATGGCGATGTCATCACGGTGGAGACAGATGCCATCATCTGGTCGTATATCACACAGGCTGTGGATGAGGTGCACCTGCAGGCGCAGGCATGGCTGATCAACGATGTGGTATCACGGGCCCAGCTGACGCTGGATGAGGAAACGACCGGGACGGGAAAGCACGCTGCCCTGCCGGACGACTTCCTGCGACTCGTGAGGGTGAAGGCCGGAGACTGGCAACAGGCCGTATATGATGCCATCGACCCGGACAGCGAGGAATACCTGCAGCAGTCGAGCCGATGGGCTGGTGTGCGCGGCAACACGGAGCGGCCTGTGGTGGCTGTCGTGCCGGGAGACAGAGAGTCATCGGCCAACAACAGCAACGCCCTGCGTCTTGAAGTGTGGACGACGGGCGAATCGGACATCACCGTGGACTACGTGCAACGTGCCCAAATCAGCGACAATGCCGACCCGGAGGTAACCATCGCGGAACACTGCTACCGGCCGCTGCTGTACACATTGGCCAAGCACTATCTGCTGACAGTTGGAGACACGAACAAGGCGGCTCTATTCGGAGCAGCCGCCGGAGGACTGACGGGTGCAGACCAGGCATCGGCCACCGCTGAAGAATAAGGAAAGACTCCATTCATACTATAATATTGTGGGAGAACAGACGATGGGACATCGGCCGTTCTCCTTTCTGTTTTTGCAATGTCCGCATTTCATTCTCAGATTATTGACATTTATTTTGAAAAAAAATAAGGTGGATTCCGTGGTATAAAAGAGTAACACAAAAATAGGGATTTTTTTTAACTTTTGTTACTAACAAAAATATAAGTAGTTGGTTATGACAATGTTAAATGAATGTATATTTTTAGTGCGCAAATATAAAAACTTTTTTTAAAATATGTCCAAAAGTAAACGAAAAAGCGACAAAAACGCATAGGAATATCTTAAAACGGCGATTTTGAACCATTTTTAAAAATTTAAGACGTTGTTGTTTCTCTGTATTTTCATTGCTATATTTGCATCGAATTTGAATCTTTTGTTACTCGTTTGTTACTCGTTAAAACACAAAAAAAATGGAAAAGAAAGAACACGAACCCGTACGTCTGCGCAAGAAGATGCTGGCCGATGGCGGCGCTAGTCTTTATCTCGACAAATGGTGCAACGGCCACCGCAAGTATGAGTTCCTAAAACTTTATCTCGTGCCGGAAAAATGCAAGGCCGACCGAGAGAAAAACCGCCGCACACAACGGCTGGCAGAAGCCATCTGCGCACGGCAAGTCCTTGAAATGAGAGGACGGCAATACGGATTCAACACCATACTACCGTCCGAGGTGCTGTTTTATCCTTACTACGAAAAACAGAAGAAGGCCGCGGCGCTCGCGAAAAAGACCTCCGCATCGTGGACATGTTGCCTGAAGCACCTGCGGAAATACGCTCCCGACGAAGGGCTGACATTCGCACAGATCACACCGGACTGGGTGAACGGCTTCCGATCTTATCTTGACACAGCATCGGACTTCCGTGCGAGCTGCACTGATGACAAGCAGCTGTCCGAAGGTTCAAAGTTCCTTTATTACTCGAAATTCAGGGCAATCATCCACAGGGCTATGGCCGAGGGCATCCTGCAACAAGATCCGTGCGTCTGCGTCAAGGGATTCCGCAAGTCAGAATCGACCCGAATGTATCTGACACCGGAAGAGATAAGGCAGCTGGCTCGCACACCTTGTGATAACGAAGGTCTGAAGGTGGCATTCCTGTTCTCCTGCTTCACGGGATTACGTCGCAGCGACGTGATGGGTATCAAATGGGGAGAAGTCTATGATGGAGGCCCTCTGAGGCGTATTGTCTTCAAGCAGCAGAAGACCGGGCAGCTCGAATATCTGGACATATCCCCACAAGCCTCACGCCTGATGGGGGAAAGAGGCAGACCAGAAGACCACGTATTTACGATGTCATGCTCGCAAGGTGTAGCCGGAACAATACTGCGCCAATGGGTCAAGACGGCCGGTATAGACAAGGACATCACTTTCCACTGCGCGCGTCACTCATTTGCAGTAATGATGCTGGAACTCGGGACGGACATCTATACGGTAAGCAAGCTGTTGGGCCACAAGATGGTCACAACGACACAGATCTACGCCAAGGTAATGGACAAAACCAAGCAGGCGGCCGTGTGTGCCATCCCGAACCTGCTGGGATAGTCCATACATCTTATAGCAATGCGGCCATTTTCATAGAGTGCCACAGCACCCCACACCATGAAACAGCAATGGTTGTGGGGATTTTCTGTCTTTACACGCGTTTTTTGCAATGTATGGATTACAATTGCAATTATTTCGGTTTTATTGACGACGGCCAATGCCGGCTTTGCTGAAATCCGCTGAAACACACCGAGTAAACTCGCTGTATTTCAGCGGATTCCATTTTTAAATGAAGGAAAATAGTGGATATTTTTTGCCGTACTTTTGCAGCAAATTTCATATTTGCAAAGGCAAAAGTACGGCAAAAAAACCGCGCTGCATAAAAAAAACTTTGCCAAAAGTTTGGCAGCGCGGTTTGCCCTTAAAAAAACAAAAAAAAATGAATGGATTCTATTGGAAATTGACGGTGGAGTCGCTGACCGACAAATCACTCCACATCGAACGGGACAACATCCTGGGCGAAGTGTACGCCCAGATGGTGAGAGACGCGCCGGAGAGACCACGCACACACGTCATCAGAGATCTGGCCGAGCGCACCGGCCTCTCCTCCCGCACCGTGCGCGACCTGCTGGCCAACGGAGGGCATGAGACCGCCCTTCCGTCCCGCAGGAGGTGCGGAAAGAAATCATCGGCCCAAAAAACACGCACATGAAAGAAATCATCGAAAGAATGGAGAGGCTGGAGCGGCTCCTGCTCATAGCGGGGAAGGCCGTACTGACCACCGAGGAGACTGCCCTTTTCCTGGGCATCTCGCGGGGCCACCTGCTGCACATGACGGCAGCGCGGGAAGTGCCCCACTACCGGAAGGGCAACAAGTGTTACTTCCGGAAGTCTGAACTCGAAGCCTGGATGACAGAATCCAAGATCGAGACAGAGAAGGAAATACAGGCCGAGGCGGCCACCTACTGCATCGTGGGCCGCCAAGCCAGATAACTAACCCACAACACACAAGAAACATGGAAAAACAGATCTTTATCGAAGAGCTGCAGCCGTCCATCAGGGAGCTGCACAACTGGTCGAGAGCCTCGGCCAAGGGGATGCGGCGGGCACACATCGTGCTTGCGGCCAAACAGGCGGGGCAAGGGGCCCTTGTCGATGGTGGCATCGGCGGGGACATGGAGGCGCTGGTGCGCCTGCTGGCGGGAGTCATGGAGGGCAAGGCGTTCCCCGAACTTCAACCCATCTTCATGGAGGCCATCTGGCGGGCACTGCCCACCGTATCGAGCCATATATCAAACATTCAGCAGACACGCCACGCCGAACGTGTGGAGAAACAGAAGAACGGGAGCGTATGAGACACATCGATACCATAGAAGGGCTGGGGGAACTGCGTGCCGGCGGCACGGCAATGTTCCACAACGAGGAGCTGCGGGCTGTCCGTCTCGCACCAGATACGGGAGCCCCATGCCAGTCATGCTTCTTCAGACGATTGAGAGCCACCAACCGGCGCTGTCCGGCCATGTCGGCGTGCAGCGCACGCGAAAGGGCAGACGGAATGAGTGTCAAGTTCATCAAGGCCAATGCGCCAATCCCACCGCAAGAATATGATGAAGAAGAATGACTGCGACAAGGCCACAAGACGGCGGCTGATACGGGAGGTGGCCGGCGTACTGCCGCGCGGAAGCCACCGCCACGCGGAGCATGACCTGCAGGCGAGCTGCATGACGTGGCTGCGCTACACCTATCCGGAAGTGTGGGGCGTGACCTTTGCCGTCCCGAACGGCGGGCGGCGCGATGCGGCGACGGCGGGGCTGCTGAGGGCTGAGGGTGTGAAGGCTGGTGTGGCCGACATCGTGTGTCTGTGGCACGGAGTCTTGTGTATTGAGATGAAGACGCGCTCAGGGCGGCAGAGCCCGGAGCAGCGCACCTTCCAGAAGGCCGTACAGGCCACGGGCGGGGAATATGTCATCTGCCGCTCGCTGGACGAGTTCCGCGATGTGATGGACGCCTGGGTGGACAGAATCGAACAAGTATAAAACAACCTTAAAAAAAGACACAAGAACATGGAACAGAAGATACTGATAAGCAAGCTCGCACAACATTTCGACCTGCGCGAGCTGGTGAGCAGGGCCGTATGGGAGAAATACGGACATGGGGCATGGCGGTTCTTTGATGTACGCCTGCTGGAGACCCTGCTGGCACTGAGGACCGAGGTGCTGGGCGTTCCGCTGGTGTGCAACAACTGGGCGAAAGGCGGCAACCTCCAGCAGCGTGGGCTAAGGGAGAACACGTGTGATATGGTAAAGGCCAAGACATCGGCCAACACCCTGTACCTGTCGGCCCACACGCTGGGCAAGGCACTGGACCTGTCGAGCGGACAGATGACGGCCGAGGAGATGCGCAAGGCCATCGCGCGGAATGCGGAGAAGCTACCGCACCTCGTAAGGGTGGAGCACGGAGACAGTGCACCCACATGGCTGCACATAGACGTGATGACCGACGTGGAGCAGAATGAGAAGGTAAGGATGTTCAGATAATGGAGGGGCGCAGATATGGACAACGACAAGAGAGAGAAGGGGAGCTTTGTCTTCTATGAAGACTGGCTCGCGGCCATAGAGTCGGTGGAGAGCGTTGAAGAGCGGTGGCTCTTCATCCGATATGTGGCGCACTATGCCCTGTATGGGGAGGAGACGGAACTGCCCCTCTCCCTCAAACCTGCCGCCACGCTGATCAAGATGACGGCCGACCGCGCGACAAGAAGGTACGAGCAGACGCGGCAACGCCGCCGCGAGGCTGTTGAAAAACGGTGGGCGAAAGCCAAGGAGGGTCAGGAAGAACCCACGGCCGAAGAGCAGACGGCCGAAGATGGAGACAAAAACACGGAAAAACCAAAACAAGGCATACAAATGAATACAAATGAATACAAAAACATACAAGGCGATACAACGCATACATTAAATGATAATGTAAATGTAAATGATAATGTAAATGTAAATGATAATGGGGATTCTAAAGATAAATCTTCAGAATCCATTAAATCCCCCCAAGCCCCCCAGGGGGATGTGGGGGGTGGGGTTAAGGGCTTTGGGATTTATCTGGAGAGAGTCCGTTCGGCCAACCTGCAAATTCCCAAAGAGGTGGCTGACACGCACTGGAACAGGCAGTGGGCGTGGCGCGTGGCTGAGGGTTCGCCGGGATTTGCGTTGGCCGTGAAGCGGGTTATCGCGAGCAGAGTCATGACGGTGGAGCTGGATGACCAGATGCGAGCCCTCTGCAAGAGATACCCTGCCTCGACGGACTTCCAGATGTACAGGACGGCGGAGGAGGCGCTGGGCCTGACGCCGACGGAACAGGACCTGCTGGTGGCCGAAGTGAACCGCGCCCGTGGCGAGGAGGGACTGTGGAAGACGATGCAGGGAAAGATAGCCTACATCAAGGACCACCGCAAGGAGATAAGGAGCCTGGTGGCATTCTTGCGGAACCGTGACAAGAAAGGAGCATCGTGATGGCGGAGTACAACAACAACGAGCTGTGTCACCGCTGCGGGCACGGCAGGAACTGCATCAACGGGCGGTGGTGTGAGGTGCGGCGGACGTACGTCGAATATGTCTGTATGACGGAATGTCCGGACGCAGTCCTGCCCTCCTCTACCCCCCCCAAAAAAAGTGACAGATATGGTCGAATATGAACTGCGGGAGCCGCTGGCGGAATCATGCCGTGAGTGCGTCTATCACGTGAGACTGACAGAGCCGGAGAGGGACATCTGCGTCAGCGTACTGTACTGGTGCTGCATGGAGGAGCGCCGGCTGAACCGCGACGGACGGCGTAGCGCGGAGGCATCGGCCGAAAACATTAACCCATAAACCAAAACGAAAATGAAAGAGATTTACAAGGATTGCATCGGCAAGACCTGCCTTGTGCGCAGCTACGATGCAGGAGTGTATTACGGCACAGTCACCGACATTGAGGGTGAAACAGTGCGAGTTGAGAACGTCCGTAACATCTGGCGGTGGGAAGGGGCAAACTGCCTGTCGGACATTGCCGACCACGGCATCAAGCGCGAAGGCGCCTCGCGTATCAGCATCAAGGTCGGGTCGATGATACTGAACCGCGTATGCCAGATTATCCCAATGACGGATGCAGCCATCAAGAACCTCGACAGATATGAGCCATGGACACGTTGATTGAGGCCATAAAGCAGTTTGTTTCTATCGGCAACGGCAACGGCTACGGCAACGGCAACGGCTACGGCAACGGCA